CGTATTCTAACGATGGAGTTTCAGCGTCAATTTGACCATTAATATAAACGGTTTCACCGTCAGCCACTGACCGACGGAGGTCGCGGAAATGAAGCGCCGTCGGTTTCTCGATCTTGGGGCCCGAATCCATCCATTCGCCCAAACTATTCATGTAGGAGGACATAAAGTCAGTTCGCTTTCGCTCATCCTGAAGTCTCGCCAATTCCTGCCTCGATCGGAATAGTCGGCGATGAAGGTCTTTCTGTTTCGCTGTAGCAAAATCACATTTTGCGGCATTATCCATGCCTTTGGTTTCAGGATATTCCGTCTCCAAACTAAGGAAACTGCAGGCCTGCTCAAATGAAAGGTTGAGAAGTTTACCGCCTTTAACGGTAGGGGCGGCGACATTCGGCCGATCATCGACGGTGCGATTGTGGAGAATGCTCATGATACCTCTAATCCAACAGATCAACCAACTCAGGAAGAATATCCCGGCCCCGCATCCCGGTCAGTTTCTTGAGCTTGGGAATGTGCTTTACCGGAATGCCGGTATTGCCCCACACGCTGACCACGGCACGGGTCACGCCGAGGGCGCGGGCTAGGGAAGCATTGCTGCCGAAATGGGCAACCACGGCATCGAACCCGTCACGGTTTGTCTGTTTCTTCATAGCCACAATCTACAAGCAAAAATAATATTCGTCAAATTACGATTGACTTCGATTTTTTCTAAGGTACTATCGCGATATCAACCCGAGGCGCAGCCTCAACCCAACCGGGAGAATGAAATGGCCAAGCGAAATAAGATCAACAAAATCTATAGATGCTGGAACGTCGGTTTTGATATCGACCAGATGGAAGTCTGTGCTTTTAGACTTAAGGAAGCTCGCGAGATTTACGCTGAGCATGCAAATTGCCATTTTTCTGAGGTTGGCGCGATGTTCCTACGCAATGCTCCAAAATCGGAGTCCTGACATGATCATCGAAACCTCCGCCAACCAACTCTATACCGTCGCCGAGACCGACAAGCCCGGCCTCGAACATTGCTGGTACGGATATTCCGTTAAGAGAGTCCGCGGCGAATACGTCCTCACCTCCGCCGCCCTGCGCGCTCAATACCGCAACAGCCCCGAACTCGTCCGCAAGGCCGCAACCCGCATTGTGGAGGCGTAAATGACCTCCTCCGAGCATATCCAATACTGGATGATTGCCAGCGCCATGACTGCAATCGCGGTCCTTTTCAGCTTGGGAGTTTTGCTATGAATTTTCGCAAAGGCGACACCGTTTCATTGCGCGGCACCGTGAAACACGATTTCTCTCCGGATGGGAAGGACGGCGATAAACGCGTATTCGTCGACCTTATCGGCACTCATGAAACGGTATGGATCAAGCCCGAGGATCTGACGCTGGTCGGTCAGATGTTCGAGGTAGGCGACTCGGTCCGTTGGCAGAACGCCGGGGAGGAACTATTCCTATATGGCGTTATCCTAGCAATTTCAGATGGCCACGCGTGGATTGATTACGGGCAAGGAGAATATTGCACGCGCATGCTGACAAGCGTTGAGCGTGTTCAAATTGATGGAGATACCGAGTGATCGACCTCCGCACCTGCATCCTCACGGTTCTTTTCGCGCTTCTGGTCGCGCCCGCCGTGGCGATCCTGAGCTTCCTCGTTTTCTGAGAGGCTAATCATGCAAAAACAATTCATCGTAATCTGCGCCCAGATCGTCGGTGGCGGACCGTTCCAAACGGAATACAGTTTTGACGGTAAGCGCTTCGACTATCGGGAGAGCGCAATCCGCCACGGGTTCGAACTTGGCCGCTCCGACGATTTCAATATTGGAGTGTTGAAAAACGGGGCTCTGGTCAGCCTTGATTGGATGTTCGGAATTATTGATCAAGATCCCGATTTCATGGCGCGGATCAGCAAGGAAATCTTTCTATGACAAAACCTCCGGGACCGAGGGAGCAAGCCCTGCGAGAGATGCGCGAGGCCCGATTTGTCGAGAACTCCAAGATCACCACCGGCATCCGCAAGGCAGCCGCCGAGGGCAAGGCTGTGCTCGAGCAGAAAGTAAAGGCGACCACTGCCCGCATGAAGGCGAAGCCCGCCAAGGGCAAGCGGGGGAAGAAATGAGCGACCTGCGCCGCCCGTCCCTCCACACCCGCCTGCTGCGCGTGGCGATATTCTTTCTCGTCAACTCCGTGCTGATCACATGGCTTTACAACATAGCGAACCGATGAATCCTCGCCGCCCGCGATTATACGACCGGCCATATCTGGACTGGTTGAAAACCAGATACTGCGTTGCGTGCGGTAAACCGCCGCCGTGCGATCCGGCTCATATCCGTTCGGCATCGGAACGCCATGATAAGCCTCTCACCGGCGCCGGCCGCAAGCCGGACGATAAATGGGCCGTGCCGCTATGCCGATGGTGCCATGACAGCCAACACGCCCACGGCAACGAAAGCGACTGGTGGCGCAGGACGCGCCGCGATCCATTCTCTCTAGCCATTGACTACTACACTCAATTTGGAGGCAAGGGCGGCAAACCAAAAAAACAGCGAACCATAATCAAGCCGCGCTTACCAAAAGAGAAGCGCGCGAAAATTCAATCCCGAGGCTTTGGACCGCAGAAAAGGACGTTTGGGCAATGAGCAATTTTGAGTGGTGGACGGCGGCCCTCAAGGGCACCAGAGGGCCGATCCACGACGGCGAGCCGATGCACGGTTTTTATCGCCAGCGGCAGCGCGGCAAGGATCGCCGGACCGAGGGACCATACGAGCCGGTAGCTTACTGGCAGGACGAGGCCACGGGCGAACTGCGCTGCCAGGTTAACGGCAAGAGCATCAACATGCAGCGAGCGCTCGAAATGTGGCCGTATGTCTCCCGCAATCCGATCACGGCCGAATCCTACTGGCATTTCATGGACACTGGCAGATGGATGGACGGTGACGACCACGCAGCCGACTCCGCTAAGGGCCCCGAGATCGATCCCGAGGCCGACCCAGCAGGATCACTCGCCGCCGAGATCGCCGCCGCTAAGGCGGGCCTGGCTGCCTATGCGTCGATCGACAGCGACGAGCAGTCCGCCAAGGCGCAGACGCTTCGCAGCGCGCTCACCGGCTTGAGCGGGAAGGCGACGAAGGCCTACGAGGCATTGAACCGTCCTCTCCTCGACGAACAGCAACGGATCCGCAAGGTATGGTTTCCGCTCCGCGACGAGGCAGCGGACGGCGCCGACATGCTCCGGAAGGCAATGGGCAAATGGGAGGACGTGAAACGAGATAACGCGCGCCGCGCCGCTGACGAAGCCGCGAAGGCCGCGCGTGAAGCGGAGGAGGCGGGGAAGCCAGCCCCTCCGCCTCCTCCGCAGAATACTCCCGCGCCGTCGACCAAGATCAAGGGAGCGAGCGGCCGCGCCGCATCCGTCCAACTCAAAAAGGTCGTGGCTGCAATCGACATCGACAAGGCGTTCGCACAATTCCGCGACGATCCCGAACTTTATGCGTTCCTGCTTGACCTATCACAAAAGACAGTCACCGCAGGTTTCGTGGCGATCGGCGCCACCGTCGAGGAAAAAGCCGACATCCGATAGGGGAATAATATGCCTAGGCCAAAGGGTTCAAAAAACAAACCGAAGGACGAGACAATGGCGACCAAATCGACCGAGATGACCGTTATCGACCAACCGCGCGCGGTGAAATCCGTCATAACGGATATGGCTGACCGCTTCCACATGGAGCCGCCGGCGTTCGAGGCGGCTCTGCGCGCCACCGTCGTCCCGAAGGATTGCGCGCCCGCTCAGTTCGCCGCGTTCCTCATGGTCGCGAAGGAATACAACCTCAATCCGTTAACGAAGGAAATCTATGCGTTTCCCTCGCGCGGTGGGGGCATCGTGCCCATCGTATCCGTCGACGGATGGGTTAACCTCGTCAACGCGCAGGGCCAGTGCGACGGTTTCAGCTTTGAGATGGAGCACGACGGCGACAAACTGATTTCCTGCACCTGCAGCATGTACCGTAAGGACCGCACGCATCCAGTCGTGGTCACCGAATATTACGCTGAATGCGTTCGCTCGACCGATCCATGGAAGATGAAACACCGCATGCTGCGCCACAAGGCGCTCATCCAGGCCGCGCGCTATGCGTTCGGATTCTCTGGCATCTACGATGAGGACGAGGGGCAGAAGATCGCCGAGATCGATCCGAACCGCGACGCCGGCCCGCCGCGCCAGATCACAAAGCCTGCCGAACCGACGGAAGAGCAGACCGAACCGCCGCTCATCGAGGCCGAGGACGTCCGCGACGGTGACCCGCCGCCGCGCGAGGCCAAGCCTGAGAAGGAGGATCCAATCAGCAGCGGACCGATCAATAGCGGACCGCCGCGCACCACCAAGCCTGCGGCGACGGCTGAGAATCCGCCGACCGAGATCAAGGCACCGAAACCCAAGGCCCCCGAGCCCGGCCCGAAGCCGCACCGCATCCCCGGCGCCGGCCACACGTTCGAGAGTTGGGCGGAGAAGTTTTCCGACCTCGTTAAGACGTCGGAGGATACCGCCACCGTCTATTCGTGGATTGATCAGAACTCGAAAGACTTCACGACTGCCGACAGCAAAGACCCGCAGACCGGCCCGCTCAAGCGCCTCGAGCAGAAGAAGCCTTCCGTTTACGGCAGCGTCCGCAAGACGATCGAGGCGACCATGCAGAGCCTGCGCGACGCCCAAGCCAAGGCCGCCGAGAAGGCCGCGAAGAAGCCTGCGCCGAAGAAGGCCGAGCCATCGGATATGGAGGATGGGCCCGGCGAAGTCAGAAAGGACGCTGACGTTCCGCAGAACCCCGAGGATATTCTGGCCATGATTGATCAAGAACTAGCTGCGGTCGACGACCCCGACAACCTGCAGGATGTGTGGGATCGGATCTGTGATCCCCTCGTCAACAAACTGGATTTCCCGCCGGACAAGGACGAGGCGCAGGCGATTTACAACAAGCACGAAAAGCGATTAGGAGGAGACTGACATGGGTATTTCATCAGACGGCGTGCTCTATTTTGGTTTCCAAGTCGGCGGCGATGGCGAGCGCCCAGAATGGATGGGCGAGTTCGAAGATTTCGACGACTGGCTTTGCAACAAGGCGGGCCTCACCGAGGACGCGCCGTGGGAGGAGCGCCAACCGATCATCCATGGCTGCCCAGCCGAATTGCAGATGTTCTGCTCCTACAATTACCCGATGTTTGTTTTGGGCGTCCGCGGAGCAGAGCATCGCGCCTACCGTGGCGATATCGTCGAAATCGGGACTGCGCAGCTTGCCGTTGAGGACGAAAAGACCGCCGCCTTCAAAGCGTGGTGCGAAACGAATGGCATCGAATATCAGGAACCGAAATGGCTCCTGTGCAGCATGTACGGCTGACCGATGGCCGACCTCAACGGACGCATGTTCGAGCGCCGCGGCAACCACCTCGTGCCGTCAGATTTGGCGGCCGAGGAAATGGTGCAAGCTTTGCCGGAAGGCAAGGCCGTGCTGATGGATATGCGCCGGGCCAGGTCGCCAAAGAACCACGCGCATTTGTTCGCCATTCTCAAAGTGGCGTGCGAGCAGCTTGAGGGCTACCCAGACACCGAGACCCTGCTGGACGCCCTCAAACTGGCCACGCACCTCACCCGCCCGGTGCAGATGCCGGACGGCCGCATGGTCTGGATTCCCAAGTCAATCAATTGGGCAGCAATGCCCGAGGACGAGTTCCAACGCTGGAAGAAGCGCGCGCTCTACGTGCTGGGGCAACTGCTTGGCGTCGACCCGCAGGAACTCCTCGAGGAAGTAGGCGGACAGAACCGCCGTAACCATTCCTTTGACGACCCGGCGCCAACTGGCGCCGACGAGCGCCCCGAGCCACCCGCATCATCCTATGACGAGGAATTCCCCGAATGAGTATCCCCTATGCCGGGGCGACTACCGGCACCAAAGCCCGAGGCGAGATCACAAAAATCCTCCAGAATTTCGGCTGCGAGTCCGTCGGATTCATGGACGATTTTGCTGACTATTCCATCCTGCTCGCCTTCAAACACCGCGGTCGTCAAGTCCAACTCCGAGCCTCCGCTAAGGGATGGGCCGCCATGTGGCTCAAGAAAAATCCATGGTCTGGCCACCGGCGCGCGACGAAGGCGCAATGGGAGGCCGCTGCGCTGCAACAGGGGCTTATCGCAATCAATTCGATCCTCCGAGATTGGGTTAAGGGCCAGATTACCGCCGTAGAGACCGGAATCCTCTCGTTTGAGGCGGTTTTCATGCCCTACATGCTCACAAGCGACGGGCAATCGCTTATGGACCGCGTACAGAGCGCGGGGCTGCTTCCGCCACCTAACCCAGCCTAGCATCAGAAAACGAACGTAGACCCCCTCTAAACGTCAGGAAACCACCATGAGCGACGGAGTGATCTACAGCCTCGGGTTCCCCGGCCGATCACTTAAACGATATGTCGGTTCCGCGAAGAGCTTGAGAACCCGCATGCGGGCGCACGCTTGGATGCTCCGAAATGGAACCCACCACTCACGGGCATTCCAAAATGCCGCGAATAAATACGGCGTCCATAATATCCGAGTCGAGATACTCGAGTCTGATCTTCCTGTTGAATTGCTCATAGAGCGAGAGCAGGTCTGGCTCGATAAGTTTGCCGGAGAACTTTACAATCGCTCGCCGACCGCGGCATCCCGACTTGGCGCGAAAATGTCACCCGAAGCGCGCGCCAAGATCAGCGCCAGCCTCAAAGGAAACCAATATCGGAAAGGCATCAAGCACTCTCCGGAAATACGCGAGGTAATCGGCAATGCAGTTCGGCTGGCCAACGCAGAGGGGCGCCGCCGGCAGCCTGCGCCTCGCCCGGAGAATCTATCTGCGCACAACGCGGCTATCAGAGCCGGCACAAAACAACATGCATCAAAAAAGCCAGAACAGGATGCCGCGATCGTCGCCGCGTTCAACGGCGGCATGCGACTCAAGGAAATCGGAAAGAAATTCGACATGACCCCCAGCGCCGCTGGGTACGCCATTCGGCGCGTACTAAAAACCCCCAAAGGAAAATGGAGCAAAAGATGCAGACCGCACATCCAGGCTATGCAGTGATCGATACGGAAGGCACAGGGCTCTTTAGATATGATGCGCCGGCCGACGCGCCAGGCCAACCCCGCATGGCCTCGCTGGCAATCATCTATGTCGACGAGAACATGGAAATCGAGCGCGAGTGCCAGATTTTCGTCCGCCCTGACGTCAGCGACTACACCATGACCGAGGGTGCCCAGAAGGCGCACGGCCTCACCGTCGAATATCTCAACGAGCACGGCGTTCCCGTGACCGAGGCGCTTAACGAATACTTGAGCGCCGTCGACAACGGCCGCATCATGGTCGCCCACAACGCATCCCACGATATGAAGCAACTGCGCGCCGAGCTCCGCCGCGCTGGCATGCAGGACCGTTTCGAGGACTCGCCGAATATCTGCACCATGCGAGCCATGACGGATATCTGCAAGATCCCGCCTCGCGGCAATCGCGGCGGATATAAATGGCCCGCTTTAAGCGAAGCTTTGCTTTTCATCGGCTCCGAGAATCTTGGCGATCACTCCGCCATCAACGACGCCAAGGGAGCGCTTGAACTCCTGCGCTATCTCAAGCGGACCGGGAACATGCCCGAGGCGCGCGTTCACTACAAAAAGGACCGCGAATGATGATGACCCCCCCACGCAAGCCGCGCGGCGAGAAGCCAGCGACGACGATTCGCTACCTCAAGCGCCAGATCGCCAATCTGCAGGCGTCCTGCGCCTTGCACCGGAAGATCAGCGAGGACCGGGAAAAGATTATCGCCGGCTATGACGCTCAATTGAGCGAGGCACGCGAGTCCGAAGATCGCGTCCGAAATCGCGCCAATGCCGCCGAGTATGAAGCCACCAGTCTTCGCGAATTCATCCGCGACAGGAGCGCCGAACTGGAATTTTTCAGAGGTTATTATGCCAAAAGCCAAGAAACGGTATCCAAGATCAGCCCCATACGTTCCACGGGCTCACTTGTCGCCGGCGATCCGACCGAAGCTCAAACCAGCGGACGTCCGCGAGATCAGGAAAGTATACCGCCTCGCCGACAAGGAGGCCAAAGCGCGGGGCTCGACCAAGGCGCGGCCGGGTTTGGCTCAAGACTTGGCGACCCGCTTTGGCGTCAGCAAGCACACGATAGCACAAATCCGGAAGGGCGGCCGCTGGAGCACATTGAGATAAACGATGGCATATCACGAAAGAGATTTAGCCTCCGAAATCGAGGCAATTAGAACGCGGTTTCTCAACAAGGAATTTTCCGAGACCGTTTTCCGGGCGTCCCTCTACGCGAAGGGCATCCGAGGCGACGAGTTGAACCAGATCGTGCGCGACACGATCATAGCGTTGATGGAGCGATCATGACCAAGACTACCGAAGAGCAGTTTCTCTCCGAGCACAACACCGCGCTCAAGGAGGATCTGAAGCAATGCCGGAACGAGAACTCATTGCTGCAAAAGCAGATCGCCGAGGGCGTGGCCGAGCAAGAGAAACTGGCTTGGAAGCAGGATTTCCTTCTCGCCGAGACCGCCCGCCTGGCCGCATCCCGAGAGCAGTACGAACGGATAGCCATCCGCGTCAGCGCTATCCTCGACGGCGCCCTGACCGCCCTCATGGCCACCGTACAGCAGATGCATGACGAGATCCGGGACGCGGCCTTTACGAAGGTTCCGGGAACTCCAAAGCTACCCGACCCTGGCTCCGCCGTTAACGTCGACGTCGAGAAGATCGCCGAGACGTTCGCCTCCGGGTTCGATGGCATGGAGAATCCCGCATTGCCCCCACCGCCTAGGTTCGGCAGCGGCGCAGCACGGGCCGCTTGAAAACGCCAACGGCCCCCGGAGGGATATCCCGGGGGCCGAAGGGAGGACTAAGGCTGCGCATCCATGGGCAAGACGCGCTCCACACCATAATCTGCCCGCGAGGATTCGGTCAAATGGGACCGCTAAACGCAAAACAAATTTTGACGGGACGTGAACCTTTCCCGGTTCGCATCGTCAGATATATAATCGTCCTTGCGGCAATAGGGGCAAGCCCGATCTATATAATCTGGATCGCATGCGGAGCGCTCGCCGATATATCGGGACAACGGAGGCATACATGAGCACGCGTGGCCCAAAGGTGGATTCGGACAAGGCCGCCCGCGCGAAGGAAAAGCGCCAGCGCCGCAAGCCGGCTGAGGACGGCACGCCCGTTGAACCGCCCATCGTCAAGTCCCCATCGCGGCGATACGAGAGGACCAAGTCATGACAAACATCATCGTTCTCGCCTGCGAGATCCTGTTCATCATCGGCTTCGTGGTCTGGGTTTACACACGGGATGCTCTCCAATGACCCGCGATGAAGCATTCGCCCAGGGTTTCCGCCTCGCATGGCGTAACATCTGGCTTATCATGGCAGTCTTCGCTCTCGCCTTCGTGAGCATGTCCTTCATCGGGTACTGTTGGGAACTGCTCGAAAGGTTCCCGCAATGATCCGCAGCGCGATCTACGCCTTTCTAATCGGCGCCGGCATTGTCTGGTTCGCCAGCACGCTGATCGCGCCACGCAACTACATCTATTACGGAGCGCCGCATGACTGACCAGACTTCTCCCGAGATCGAAAGAGCGCTTGCTGAGAAGATCAATTTGCATCTTCAAATGGGAGCGGCCACGCCCGGATTCCATCTAAGCGAGGACGATCTTTGCATGATCGTCAGAGCCCTCCTGCGTGGTCATGCCCAAACTCCAGCAGTGCTCAGCGAACAGCAGCGCCACGCTGTCGGTCATGCGCGGTATCAGGTCGAACATTCAACGCCCGAAAATCCAGAGTGCTGTTTTGATTATGAACTCGTTGCGACGCTGATCGGCATAATTGACCGGACACTTTCGGACACATCGACAGATCGGACTTGGCATGAAGCCATGGCCGACCGCGTTCTGCAACTCAAAATTGGCGGGGCAAAAAACCTTTCGTGCGATGCCGTGCTCGGGCTGATCGCATTCGTTCGCGACGGAGAAGGCTCTGTGGCGGTTACCTCTCCTGAGCGAGCAAGCAAATGAAATTCATCCTTGAAGTCTCTGCCGGGCTCGGGCTGGCAGCCATGGTGATCAGCTTTATCGACATAACTAAGAACCCTGACACGAAAGGCTGGGGCGTTGGCCTTGGCCTGCTCGCGTTCGTCGGGTTCACTTACTGGGCGATTGCATCATGAAAACCAATCGCGCGCACACGCGCCCTAGTCCGAAACCGTCGCGCCTACAACTGGGTGCCAGATGAAGCATCCGCACTTAAGGTGTCTTCGCATGTACCAAACACACAGGGGGAATAGATGAAGCATGCACGAGACGATTATAACCGCATTCAAGACCCGGCAGGCCTGATCCCGGAGGAAGAGCCGGTTTTCCTGTTGCGGGGGCAGGACAAGTTTGCGGCCGAGGCGCTGCGGTATTACGCGCACTTGGTGAAGCACCAACGCGATCCGGACATGAGGATCTATATCGCCACGCTCCAGCAAGCGGAGGCTATGGACCTCTGGCCGACGAAGAAAACGCCAGACATGCCATAGCCCGGTCTGGCCGGCTGTCCGAAACTCTAAACAGGAGAGATGTCGATGGGACACTATGCAAGCGAGATGAACGACCCGGAACCGAGGGCGGAACAGGCTCCGAAGGAGGAGTGGCTAGCCTCCTTTAACGGCTTTACCGTACATCAAAATCCGAATCTGGCTAATGGCTGGATTGAGCTTCGCGACGAGAACGGAGACGTTATTGCGCGAGTTAACAATGTGAAAGCTATTCATGTTGCCCGACATCGGCGCTAGCGAACTGGCAAGGAAACCGACACATGGCCCTTAAAGACCTGGCAACAGACCACGCCGAAGCAGTCGCTACCCGTATCGTGGTCAAATATCCGATGTGGCCGGAGCAAGCAAAACGGCTCATCGCGGAGATTGCGGCGGCCATCCGGTCGGCTCGCAGTTCTGATTTTCAGTAGAGAGCGAAGCATGACAAAGAGGTTATACCTAGAAATCATTTCCAGAGAGACCGCCGAGCGGCTGGCCAACATTTTGGGGCCGTCGTGCGCTGCAGCGGCGGCTTTGCGTAATTTGGATTCGATGGGGGATGACGCTAAGGACTTCGAAATCTGCCGCAACGTTAAGGCTAATTCTCTGGTCTTGATGGATAAGAAGTTCCTGACAGACCCAAGGCTGTCGGTCACGAATGGAGACCGAAAGTGAGACGGTTCGAAACGCCGAGCATATCAAAACGGCAGCTGCCGCTGACGCCCGAGCTTAAGGATTTCCTGCGGCGCAGAACGATGCCGTTCATGAATGACTTTGGCATAGAAAGGCCGCTCGCCTTCGTCTTGGAGGAGGTTTACCTGCAGGGCATGAGAGATGCTGTGCAAACAATGGAGGAAGGACATGGGGCTGCGGGGCCGCTGCAAGGCGATGTACGAACAGATGACGCGCAACGCGATCCTCCGTCAGGGATCTCCTGTTGATGACCTGATGGGATTCGTCCAGTCCGAATTGGGCCGGACAGCCGACAAGCGTTTAGAGGACACCTGCTCGCTGATCCTTTACTTCGGCGAAGAAAAAGACCGAGCCGAGTTCAAATCGATGGTGGCTGAAGTTAAGCCGCACTGGATGATGAAGGATATACCGTGACAACGGCTAAATGCAGAGAGTGCGACGGCACAGGCGAGAAATTCGTCCTCCCGCGCGGTAATCCCTTCAGCATGAAGCTTCCGCAACTGGCGCAGGCGATGGTGAAGGTCCGTTGCTTTCACTGCAAGGGTACCGGTGTTTCGGACATGACGAAAGAAGGAAAGAGCAAATGAGAGAACCAAGCCTTGAGACTTTACGGAGCCGGATTGGACGCGATTCCCGTAAGGGGCGCCTGCTCGCGAACCTGATCGAGCAGCGCCCATGGCTGCATGACGATACTGGCGACCGCTCCTGGGCCAAGCATGAGACGCAGACGGTGGAGTGGATGATGGGGCGGCAGGTCCAGACAGCCTAGGTGACAGAAACACCAAAGCCTAAGTCATTCTAGACAATCAGTAATCAGTCAAATCCGTCCGCGAACCTAAACAGTTAAAGCCGCATTGGGCGGCATAAAGGAGAGAGAAGATGCTTATCAACCGCCTCGTCTACAACTACCGCACCAATCGCAATATCGTTCACATGCCCTTCTTCCGTGCTCTGCGCTGGGCCTGGATCAACTCGACCCGGGGGGCATGAACTGGGTTTTGCGAAGCGGCGGCGCTGATGGAAGCGCACACCCATGAACAGCACAACTAGGAGCGCTGCGACGGGTGGTCCGGGTCCGAGACCGAACCCAGTAGAGACGTGGCACAAGGGTCTGCCAAGCGGGTGGCCACTCGCGGCAGATATGGAGCCGGTATCAAGCCCAGCCCGCTTCGCAAAGCACCACACCGATCATTCAAACAGACCGAAACAGTGAAACAGGAAAATGACCATGGGCTATCCCGTTATCCTAAATGGTGATCACGCTGAGTTCGAGGCCGAGTGGGCTACAAGCGGCAAGCCGGACAACGAGCGCCCGGACTGGCCGCTGCCGTCATTCGACGCGCGGGATTGGGCCGCCGCCTTCTGCAAGATCGCGACAGACCTTGGCTACAAGGACGCCGAGGGCAAGCCGATCGATGAAGGCTGGATGATTTCCTGGTTCGCCAATTCCCTGATGCGCGGTTTTGACGAGAACGCCAGTCGCCAGCCAGCGTTAAATCTGGATGTTCGATGCGAGCGCGGCTGCACTCTGAAGAAGATCAATTCGGGGCTCTCGAAGGGTGCTCAGTAGCGAGCCGGCCGGCCAACCGAAACACCAGAAAGGATTTTGACTATGACGAGGCCCGGCACATTCAAAGATCACGTTCACCAAGCCTTTGTAGAGGCTGTGGAGAACGGTAAGGATGTTGAGCGTCTTCGGCGGCTGGTGGCGTGGTGCAGACCTCGTCTCAAACGGGAATGCTACCAAGAGTACGTCGATAAATGTTTGGCCGATTTATCGCTGCTGGACCCGGACCCCGAGATGCAGGGAACGATGACGAACGGCGAGCCGCGCACTGGCGCCGGCAGCTTGGACTAGCGGATCGGCCGGCTGTCCGAAACACTGAAAGGAACCAACATATGAGCGTTACTTGTCCAGATTGCGGTGCCGTCGCTGGCTACGGTCAGGAGATTGGCCACAAGAGCGATTGCCCTTCGCTCCGGACAAGGGCTCTCCGCGACTATTCTGACGGGGAAATCGCGGGAGAATTTCATTACCGCGCCAGCTTGGCCAAGGGCGAAGCGCTCGCGGCCGAACTGAAAAGGGCATTCGATGAATATGCTGAGAGTGGCAAATTCCCGACAGAGTAGAGATCAGGGCCGGCCAACCGAAAGGGCAAACATGATCACCGTCGAGATGTCATTTAACGCGCTCAAGGTTCGGTTCGGAGGTGTGACACATCTGCGGATCGACGCGACGAAGCTTATCGGCCACCAGTCTTGGCGCGAGGGCTACGGCAACCGAAAATTCGTCATTGAGTATACAACAACCGCCGGGCAGATCGTCTCTGAATACGACACGGAGGACAAGTGGCGGGAGATTCTAGCGGGGCTAGACCGCGTGCTTGACGGCCCGAATGTTGCTCATGGCCTAAATAAAGAGGCGGGAGAGCAGGCGCCTGATAACCCGCGTGATCCGTTTGCCATACCGTAACAGAGACCGGTTGTCCGAAATGCACCCACAAATTTCGGACTTAGCTTACCGGTTCCACCAAATCATGCCGATTGAACATCTACACAGGAGGATATCACGGACGAACTGATCTCAAAGACGGCCCTGCTCGCTCACCTTCGCAAGGAGCGCGACGAGTATATGCGGGTTCATGATTTTTAGAAAGCCAAATTAATACTACGGCACCACGCCCTGATCCATGTCGAACTCAGCGTTGAGCGACCAGTTAGCATCGGTAGGGGAACCGTCTGCCCGGGCAAGATTGACTGCGCCCGTGAAAAACGTGGCAGGGTCGTTGAGCGTTAGCGCGCTGTCCCCACTGCAGGGTCCGGCAATGGGTCCGCCACCAGTGTCACATGTAACACCCGCTGGTGTGATGGTGCGTAGGCCCGCCTGTCGCAGATTAATGTTCCAGTTAAATCCCTGCACGACGGTCTGGTTCGGGGGGTACGCGAAGCCGGAGAAGTTCTGCCGCAGCGTTCCGGTGGCGCCAGTGTAGGCCTGCGTCACGTTGAATTTGATGCTGTTGACCTTGCCCAGCAGTTTGATCGCAGAGAGCGCTGTGTTGATGCAAGGCGGGCCGCCGACACAGGTCCACGTCCGATTGGCATAAGACAAAATAGGTCGGGCATTCGGGGCTAAATTAAAATCGCCAGCGTACTGTGGATTACCTGAGCAGTTGATGCATCGCCAACTGGGAGCCTGAACGCGAATGTTCGCGGAAGTCGCGCCATTCATCGGCATCGTTGGGTAGCCACCCGGCAGCGTCGTTGCGATATTAACGAAGCCACCGCTTTGCGTCACGCCGGTGACTTGGAAAGCTGGAGCGCCAACACCTTGATAGGCGTTAGGGAAAATATTCGTGCCGGGGACACCCCAGCGTTCTTGCTCGGCTGTGTTGTATATGGTGCCGGCCCCTGTCCAAGTAACGCTGGCAAAGGTCAAATTGGTTAAATCGAAATGGGTTGCATCGACAACTGAAAGAATGAGCCCACCAGTGCACCCGGTGCCTGTGCATAGCCCGCTTTGATCAGCGACCGCCCCCGTCGACCATCCAGTAGTAGACGCAACTGTAACCCTTGGTTTTCCGGAACCATTATCGACGAACCCGGTCACGCTTTGACTTATTGGATAGCTCCAGACACCACCGCTAATTGTGTAAAATGGCCACGATCCAATGCCACGTCCGGTTTCAGTGATGCCGAAACCTGATGTCTCATTAGTGACTACGCAATTCGTGCAGATCGCGCTGGTCGGTGTACCGTAGGCATAGGGACCTAACGTTAGGGTGGGCGTCGTAAGATTGTTGATAATTGCAACTTTTGGCGTTCCGTTCATATCCTGCGTGAGTGAACCGCCGGTCCAATTGAGCGTGTTGGTTGATGCACTCTGAAACATCAATCGCTTAAGCGTCGTACCGCTATACGTCAGCGTATTGATGATCTTATCAACTTCGATGGCACAGTTAGTGCCAGTTGAATTGATCATAGTGAACGTGTCGGACTGCGTTGGGATAACGCAGGCAGCACCCGTCATCGTCACGTCACGTAGAGTGACGGAGCGACTGATATAAAAAGCCTGATTGGTGCTATCAATAGTGACGCCACGGATATCAACTTCGCCGCCCCATGAACTGTCAAGTTGGTACATGGTGGCGGGGCCGCCAGGATCAGCCTCACCAGACGTACCAGAAGCAAAATTAGGCCATGTTGATAGGTAGCCATAAGTCAGAGGACGACTGATAGTGACAACACCGGAGCCTGCACAACTCGCCGTGGAAACAATTTGCACATAGTCGAAAAATTGAGGGTTTGGCGGATACCCAAAAGAATTAAGATTCCCCTGCAAATCAAAACCTGTAACGACAGCCCAGCGCCCAGCCGTGAACCGTGAACAAAGAGCTGTGTTTAGTAGCGTGACCGAGGTCGCTCCCGCCGACACAGAGGAAAGGCGCGCACTGCATCCAGAAGCATCAGCCAAACCTCTATGACAAATACCAGCAGGAGTAGCTACACCAGCCGTTCCGAGTGATGGCTGGTTATTATTGCTAGTGAACGTGGCGCCGTAGCCCCATAGCCGGGCTTTCGTTAGTCCTGTGAACGTCGCAGCATTGCCTGTTGCAAACACACAATTGCCAGTGACGCGAAGTTCAATCAATTGGCCATTAGCTTGAGTTGTGGTAGCTTTAGCCCATGTGTTGAATGCAACAAAAGCCGCCGAAACATTGGTTACGCCGTCACAGACAGCAGCGGGGCTAGCGCAGGTTCCGGCATCAAGGCCGGTTGCTATGCCTGTATTGATGTCGCAGGTAGTAACGGCAGGCTCAACTGTTTCGACTGCAGTCTGAAAAATAGCGAACGCTGCGATAGCTGCACTGGATATGCTAAACGTCGCAATGAAGGCCAGAACGAACTTCCTCAGCATCAACAATCACCTGTTGTGCACCGAACAATCACTATGCCAGAACCGCCGTTGCCGCCGACGCCAGTGTTGAACCCGCCGCCGCCGCCGCCGCCCGTGTTGGCAGTTCCCGCGACGCCTGTAGCCGCTCCGGCGCCCCCGCCTCCGGTGCCGCCAGTACCGCCTGTGCACCCAGCGGCGGTGAAACACCCGGCTCCACCGCCGCCCGCATAGGTAACGGCGGAGCCGCTTATGCTATTGCTGGTCCCGTTACCGCCCGGACCACCTGTCCCCGTCACTGGAGGCGGGCCACCTACAGCACCGGCACCACCACCGCCGCCAGCGGCGAAGGGGCTGCCGTTAGTCGTCGAAAACCCGTTGGTTCCACCGTTGTTGCCCTGCGAGCCTGTGCCGCCGGTCGTGCCCGCGCCGCTTCGAAATCCGCCGCCGCCGCCGGAACCACCATTCTGACCATTCAAAGCGTTTCCGCCGCCTCCTCCCCCGCCAGTCGCGGTGACGAGAGCACCAAAAACGGAGTTGTTTCCGTTACCGCCCGGAGTGACTGAGTTCCCGGCAACACCTGTGCCGCCACTGCCGACCGTGACCGTCGTGGCTCCAGATGGGACGGAAACCGTCGCGCCAAGGCTGCACGTTGGGGTACCTTCAGTAGTGCAGTAGCCTCCAGCGCCACCGCCGCCCGAACCACCGCCACCGCCCCCACCCCCAGCGACAACGAGAATGCGACCTGTGAAGCCAGACGCACAGGTCAGCGTATCACTAGCGTTGAACGTGATGATCGTATCGCCGCCGGACGTTGACCGAGAGCCGCCCGTACAGGCACTGCCAGCAACGATGATATTTTGGTTGTAGTTGCTGTCACGCGATTGCCAGCCCGCGAGGGCCGGAAATGCGATTGCCGTTATGGCAACCGCTATCAGCCAGCGTTTCACAGCTTGTATCCCCAAGACGTGACGGAGACGACGCCGCCAGTGCCGGGCGCGGCCGAGACAACCGCAATCGAGGTATTGGTGGCGGATGCCGGAACGCATGGCGAGAAGATCATCTCAGTGACGCCAAGTCCGGATGCATTCGGTGCGGTCCATTGTGTGAAATTGAGCGTGGCCGTGATCACGCCGGTAACTGTAGCATTGCCCGTAGCTGCCGCAGTCGCATTGGCTCGGATCGAGAAACCGCAGATGTAGGTGGTGACCGAGGCAGCCCCGGCAAGGGTTGCAGTCGTTGCTGCAGTCGTGCCGGTAGCGGTTGCCGTATAAGGGACCGCGCCTATCGGGTAGGGACCGGCCTGGTTAACCGGAAGGGGGGCCGTGACGCTCGGTGCGGTCAAGTTGCCGCCGGAGTTGAAACCGAAGTAGGTAGCATTGACCGGCACCGCTGCTCCAGTCGCACCATGGCCCCAAAGCGCATTGGCAGTCTGATTCGACGCGATGACGACCGGCGATGATGCCGCCATGGCCGCTTGGCCAAGAGCAGTTGTATTGGTGACAAAGGCATTGACGCCCGGCACCAGCACGGCGCCGGGAGACGTGCCATAAGCCGCCATTGCGCCGAGCGTGCCGCCGGCCCATGTCGGGATCGCCACGTTCGACTGACAATCATTTGCCCCGGTCGCCGCCTGCACCACGCTCATATTGAACGACGTGCCGGGGAAATCGTGCATCACCACCGGACCGGTACAAGCCGCGAAAGCGCTGGCAACGCTTCCAACCAGGAACGCCAGAATGAGGCCAAGCTTTTTCATTTCAGCGCTCCAATGAAATAGACGTCGTTACAGACATTGTTCAGATCAAAGATGCCCGTTGAGGCGCACCCAACCGGAGGCGTAATCGAGCCGCCCGGCGTCGTCACCCCCGGACCGTTAATGCCGCCGGGACAGAACCCGCGGCCGCATTTGTTGAATTGGGCATATGCGCCGACCGAGGCCAGCATGAGGGCGGCGGCCAGCGCGATCCGGAGCACGTCAGTTGCCCCGTTCGCAGGAGAATCTGTCCCCGGTACCGGCTGATATAATCGAGACCGTGCTTATCGCCGGCCCGTTCACGTCCTTGTAGAACGAGCCGCCGGCGGCCGTCGCCGATCCAGGTTGGAGCGTATAGGAACCAGCCCCGCAATTCGTGCCGGCGATCGTCGCCGCAACCCCGCTGATGGACATGCACATCAGATTCGCTGAGTTATTCATCAGCATCAGCTTGTTGACGTTGGAACTCGTGAAGATCGTCTGCGCGGTCCCGCCCGTGGCAATCGTCCCAGAGCAGTCCGTGGCAAATGCCGCGCCGCACCACAAAACCGTAGCCAGAAACGCCGCGATGAATCGCATCATTATGCCCTCGTCCGGGTTAAAAGTTCAGTGGCTACATCTCGTGATGCGAGAACGAGGTCAGCCCCACGTCTGATTTGCCCGGACTGTATAACAAACCCCGCGCCATCCGCATAGCTTCCGGAGAAGTAGAGTTTCTGGATACCGCCCGGAAGCGTCTCCATCAGCGCTTTGGTACACGTCGCTACCGGTGCCGCTACCTGATTGAAACTCTCCCTGAGCTCACGAACCCCCATCGACAGGCTCCTCCGACTTGTCATCCCAAGGCATTTTCGGCAGCGAAGGCTTGCGCGGCTTGTATCCGCCCTCCTTCTCACGCCCGCTCAGGCTGAATTTGCTATTGGACATCGCCGCCGCCTGGCGCATCAGAGCGCGTCGCCGGTCCTCTACAGGGTCATCCCGCCTGACCATCGCTCGCCCTCGCGTTCAGCGCGTCCACATCGGTCTGAGAGCGCCCTGTCTCAGCCGCCCATTCGGCTAAAATCTTCCGGGCCTCATCCGGACGCATCGCCAGCACAGCCGCCTCTATGCGGCTATTGGCCCGGCTGGCGCGCTGATTCGCCCGCCAACCCAGCCCGGCCTCTTTTGCGGCGCGGCGACGATCATGACGGCTCATCAGCACCCATCCTCCGCACCTCTTTGATGGCCTTGCCGACATCAGCCATAAGGGAACTTACCATGCCTCGCCCAAATAGAAGAATGACGACAAGGATGACGATCGCCCAATGCCCCCACGACATCGCGCCCATCATAGCTTCACCCGCTTGCCAGCGATCAGATCGATGGCCTGCTGGGGGCTGAATGTCAGGGACAGATCGGCATAATCAGATGCCTTTGCATCGGCTAGAACGTAAAGTTGGCCCGCATGATCAATCTCATAGCGGGAGCCAGGCGCTAGCGCGCCATCGAACTGCGAGAAGTCCGGAACGGCAAACGTCCCCTGTTCAACAGAGCCGCCATATCGCCGCATCGGACCATAAACATTCATTTCGTCATCCCACCCCGTTTCGGTTTGGCCGATAGCCGCAGCCAGTTCCTTGTCGAAATCGTCACGCAGCAACCGGCCATCACAGGGAATAAAATCGACGAGCCGCATGGGCTCGCCTCGAATATTCATGAGGCTAGTTGCCCGCACGACGCTAGGCGTAGAGAGGATCAGTCCGGTTGCAGTAACTGCACCGACACCTTTCAAAAAAGAGCGGCGCGATGGCTGCAAACCAGCATCGCCGTCCATAATAATCTCGCGGTGAGGTAAGATAAGCTTGCTGATGCGATCGAACATTTTATTGGCTCCAGTGAGACCCTTTTCGCTTTCCGAGTTGTTCCCGACGATACACGACGTCCGGCTGCATTCCCATTGCGATCTGCTGGAAGGCATCCGCGCCATGGTCAAACCCGTTCTTGGCCGGCTGCGCCATCCACTGCATCGTCGTTTTATTCCACGCGCGGGTGTAGTTATCGAGGCATTCGACCAGATCACCGGCGTAATCCGAGCAGAACCAACTGTTATTGATGAACCGACGCCCGGCCTCGATCGAATCCGCCTTATCACCAACCCGGTCGACCACGATAAAATCGACGCCGTGCTCCGCCGCTACCTCTTTCCGGCTTTGCGCGGTGACCCCGGTCATATTCGACCAGTCCCGAGTATTCAGATCGTGCGGACCGTAATGCTTGCCATAGCGCCAGTTCCGCGTTTCCGCCCGCTGCTTGAGGATACGCAGCCCGTCCGCCAGGCCAGCGCTATCGCCTCGAGCGAAGTCGATATGCCGATGCCGAACGCCATCAGTCTGCATAAACCCGATGGCCAGGTTGCCATCCATCCCAAGATCCCAATATGTGTGGACCGGACGGCTATCGTCGTAAGGCACCGGATATCCAACGCGCTTATCCCGCCGCGCGGCGTTCATCTCGTTTTTCCAGTACGCACCCTCGAGCGAAGCGAAGAAGCATTCATCCGGCGTCGACGGATGTTCCGCTCGCATGTCATCAGGGCCGAGCGTTTCCCGGACCTTGACATACCAAGCCTGCTGCTCGCCATCCGTGACGATGCCGTGTTTGACCCGGAGCTCGTCGAAATACTCCCTCATATCGCCCGGGATGAATACCAAATTGATCGGCAGCCGGTTGGCCGGGTTCATGTGCCAGCCGTAGAAGTGGAGGCGAAAGTCACGCTGGGTAAGCCGCTGCCGCGACGCCTGCAACTGCTCCCCAGCCTTCACCAGATCAAAGAACTCGCCCGACGTCCCCTTAGCCGTCGATTCCACCCATATCTTGCCGTTGATCGGCACCGATTCGATGGTGCCCGTCTTGATTTCCTTGGCGATCAGCGGCGACTTGGCGGATATCGGCCCATATTCCGAAATATGCAGCAGTTGCGGAGTATCACCGCGGTAGGACGTTCCGGCGACGATCTTTGAGCCGTTTCGCCAACGCAATTCCTCTTGATTGTCAGTGACGAGCGGCATCCCCTGACGCAGCGATGCCGGCATGCGCTCATAGGCAAATTTGGCCATCGCCAGCTTGGCCTTGGCATCGTCCAACGTCTGATCAATGATGCCTGCCGTGGTATTCGACGCAAATATGCAGGCATCCAGCATCCGGATAGAAATGAACGTCGAAAACCCGAGCTTGCGACTTTTGAGGATCGTATCCCGGAACCACTCCCGCCCGGCATAATGCGCCTGCGCCGCGTTGAGCCGGAATGGCACGGGCAAACCGTCCGCGTTCTTAATGGCATAGAGATTATTGAGGCGGAAAGTCCGGTCAGCCAGTTGTGCCTTTGAGGCTTTCCATTCCCGGGTATCGCGGACCGCCTCGAGCGCTGATGCTTCACTCATCACGCCACCCTATCGAATAGCGGCGCACCGTGCATTGACCGCGCCAGAGCGGGATGCGGTGCCGGCATAGCCGCAGGAAGTAGTTGCAGGGCCAGCAAGCCGCCCTTTGTGTCACCGACATCGACGAACCCAGCCTTGCGATATGTCCAGCCCCAGACATCGCGGCCGCGAACAATCGTCGGCTTGACCTTCTTCCGGTTAATAAACGTGATCATCCCCAACCCTGGCGGATCGCCGTAATAGGCGCGCGTGGCCGCTACAGCCTCCCGGATCAACTCGGAAGCCACGCCAGCGCCCTCAGAGCGGAACGCCGAACACACCCACGCGCCGGCCCAAGCGTGCTTTACCCACTCCGCTTTCGGATATGACGTCACCCAGAAGCCGCGCCCGCAGTCCGTGACGAATACGCAGCAACTGCCCGTGGGGGCGAACTGCGGAGAGCCGATTTTCTGCCGGTTATAGTGTCTGTCAGCGAGTCGGGCGGCGGCAGGATCTGCTCGATGGGATGCGCACCATCGCATGATCTAGCCCGTCGCAGCGACGTCAACGATCGATATTGTCGCGCCCCGCGCCCACTGGAAGATATTCTCGCCCTGCAACTTCGGAGACTGAGCGCTGGCAACCCGACTATTCGACGCCGACGGCCCGTTCAAATTGATTTCGTACCGGATCGCCTGGCCAACCTCGACCTCGATAACGCACATCACGGCATCGTCCGGCGACTGCACGACGCTTGGAACGGGCGTGGCCCCGTTCGTGGTCAGCATCTGCTTCCAGAGGTACGGCTCCTGCCGGACAAAGACGGAATCGGCGTTGTGGAATTTGAGCAGTCGCTGCTCGATTTGAACGATCCCGCTGTAGCCGAACATCCTTACCAGAGCCATGCAATCCTCCTGAAATCTCAGGATTGCAGCGATAGCACAGGAACCCGGGCGTTTCTACTTCTTACGGCCTGATTTGGTTTTGGCTCCATACTTGCCACGGTCTGCGTTGTGGAATTCCTTTGCGACCTTCTGAGGCACCCCGCCATATCCGCCCTTTGTATGTGCCGCAATGGACATCAGTTTGCGCTGCTTTCCAGATTTGCTTGGCATGGTCACCTCCTATGCTGAGGACCGCGAGCATATCGCAACCTATCGGCAGTAAAAAGCCCCGCATCTGGGGAGGATGCAGGGCTTGCCAGAATGTTTGAGTGTGGGCCGCGGTTACATGACCGTCTCCGTTGTCATTGCGGGGATATTCCCAATCTTCGCTCCCATATGTATGCACACCCCACGCAAAGGTTCAACGCAGCAAAATGCCCCCGGCATGGGACCGGGGGCATCCGCATTCAGCGAGGGCCGGATTCGGTCGTTAATTCCCCGCCAAATCAGGGCAGACTAGCCGGAACGGGCTTCTCGTCGGGGAAATCGGACGGCGGCTTGCTCGAGCCGTCATCGGCAACGCCCTTCTGAGCCGAGTTGCGATCGCGCTCCTCCTGCGCCTTGCGCTGCGCCTCAAGAGCGGCCTCGCGGCTGGCCTTCTCAGCCTCCGGAGATCCAGCCTGCGGCGTGCCGGCCGGCGCCAGATTGAGCGGATTTTCCTCGCGCGCAGCCTTCTCCGCATTCAGAGCGTCCTGCTGCTTCTGCGCTGCCTCGCGCTCCGCGTCGGTTGGCTCCTTCACGATGCCCGGGCCTTGGCTGATCGGCTGGCCATCATTGCCGAGGAGAGCGTCCTGGCTCGAATCGCCCAAGCCGGACTTGATCAGATCGGCATTGTTCGCCGGTGCCTTGGCGTCCGGATCAAGGGGAACCACCTGCGAACTCGATGGCGAGTCCGGCATGGAGCCCGGCGCGCGTTGCGTGGTGCCGCCACCGCTCACAACGAAGCCACCAGCGGTTTCGATCGCGGCCGGCTGGTTGGGCTGGCCAGCATCGCCCTTGCCCCGGGCACCCGTCGGATCGGGATCAAAGGCCATATTGGGCATCAGCGGCGCGCCGTCGCCGCGCGCGGTGCCGGGAAGCGGATCGGGCCGAGCACCTTCCGGATCGTCCGGGATCGGCTCCGCCTCGACCTTGGCCGGCGCCGGTTGGAGGCCATCCAGTTGACCGGACGAAGTATCGGCATTGGCCGGGACCGCATCCTTGAGCTCGTCATGCGTTTCCTTGGCCGCATCCAGTGCGTCGCCGGCGCTGGCCTGCGCATCATTCGCCTCGTCGAAGGCGTGCTGCAGAGCGTCCTTGTCTTCCACACTGAGTTCCTGGCGAACCGGAATAGCATCCAGTTTTGCCTGCAGATCGGCCATCTTGGCCTCGGCGTCCTGCCGAGCAGCCAGCGCATCCGCCAACTGCTTGTCGCGGAGTTTATCGGCCTCTTTATCGGCCTTGATGTAGTCCTGCTGCGCGCGGATCTTCGCAACAGTATCGGCGACTTCTCGACTAATAGCCATTTGGATAGTCTCCCTGCTGGGGTTGAATCGACAATTCGCTCTTTTGCGGATGCTCGCGCGAGAATAGTCCGTGATGCTCTAAGTAGGCAATGGCCTTTATCATGAGGCCGATGTCCCCGCCAAACTTGCCGATTGCGGTATTGCAGCACGTGCAAAGGAGGCCACGAACCGCCCCACTCGCATGATGATGATCAACAGCCAGACGTCTCGGCTTGCCAGTATGATGGCTTATCGCGGTCTCTGGTTTCCGGCAAATCGCGCATTTATATTTTTGCGCCGCGGCCATTTCTTCATATTGTCCCAAACTAAGCCCAAAAAGCTTCTTCAGATTGGAAGCGCGAAAATACTCTGGGTTTTCAACCTTCTGTTTACCGCGATAGCGCCGCTCGGCGTCTCTTACTTTCTCGCGGTAGCCCGGCTGAGTGCGCCGCGCCCGCTGCAGTTCATTGTGCCTCTCACGTTCAGCAGGCGTTCGCGCCATAATTCCTCGCGAGAGTTGAGCGGATGAATATTCAGGCTTTAGCATGATGCGAGCGAAGCCGATAGATTATATCCTGCCGGCCACCAATAGGATAATCAGAATTACAACCACAAGACCGAGGCCGCCACCCAAGTACGGGCCCCCGCCGTAGTAAGGCCCGCGGCCACCCCAACCTAGGCCACCGCCGAGCAACGCCAACACCAGAATGATAATCAGGATGGTAACGAGCATGGGACGCCTCCGAGAACGAGGGCGATGCCCACGGAGAACGCCGCAAGTCTATTTGGGTTCCATCGCCTACAAGAACCGGAGCGACGACGCCCCCGCAGTATAAATCGCCATCGCCACCAGCGTCCAAATCCAAGGGGCGTTGCCATAGAGTGGCTTGGATATCTCGCGGATGGTGCATAGAAATCCCACCAATGCGATGACGGCCCCGAACGTCAGCCAGAACTGACTTAAATCAGCAGGGCTGGCCCCAGACATCCGCCAGCGCACTACCTCAGCCGACCGCACAGCCACCCCGAACGATGACGTCATTACTGCGGTAGCAACCCGCATGCCGCGCGTGATCCGCTTCCGCCAACCCCAGCCCAAGACCTTCAAGGCGAACGTCTCATGGGCCAAATAAAACCCGCAAATGATCGTCAGTGCCCCGCCCGCAATGCCCCAGTTGCCGTTGAGAACTTCCAAAAGGAAGTTATTGCCCATTGGGCGGACCAAGAAATATCTTGGTCTCCTGCTCTACCTCAAAAGCCTGCGCTCGATCATGAGCCTCAACCATCGCCGCGAACGGATCGTCAGTTTCGATATATGGCTTGATTTGATCCAACAGACTTCGCGCTTTCACGGTCAATTCGGATGCAGCACGCATCGCGGCAGCGAACTTTTCGTCGCCGACACTCTGTTTACCATCACCTGGTAAAGCCATTGCGTTCATCGCCGTTTCGTCGTGTTGAATATGTCGACCACGGACTGCAGCAAAACCTTAAACTCTGTCATTGTGGTGATGCACTTCTCCGACAGAGCAGCTAATTTATCGTCTTTCGCCGCTATAATGGCATCTTTCGCCGCAATCACCTTGTCTTTATCCGATAGCGAGTCCAGCAACCGGTTCCGATCCAATAAAAGCCAGCCGATCACCAGCAACGCGAATACGAGAACGCCGCCCTTTTGAACCAGATCAATTGTCTCAGGCGACATCTTAAACCCGGCCTATCAGCCAGCCGGCGGCAGCGGAGAATTGAACTCGTCAAGGTCACGATCAGTCTGCGCGCGGATGGCGTCGATCTGCTCTTTGGTGACCTTGCCCGCCTTGGCATCTTCGGCCAATTTCTTCATCTGCTGTATGCGGTCGATCACATTCCCGCCGCCCTCGATGATAGAGGGAAGCGCCGATAGGCCCTTGGCGAGCATTCCGAGGATTTCTTGCGTGCTGATCTTCATGGCAGGCTCCCGACGTTCATTCCCACAGATGCAGCGGACGTTTTCAGGCTACCGTACAGGCCTACCAACTGGTTATAGGCCACCACCGCATTCACCTGATCATTATTGTCGACGAACGAGCGCAGCCGCGCGATCACCGGTTTTGCCTGTATTGTATACGGTTGAATAATCTCAATGTTCCTGCGGCAATTGACGTCGGCGGTTCCCGCGATACACGCACGCCGATAGGTAAGCAGGATCTGCACGGCCGTATCAAAGCCGAGCTCAATCTGAGCCTCCATCGCCGGCGTAACGGGGTTATTGATCGTCGCCGTGGCAAAATGGGCAACGTTCTGCAGCGTTTGAAGTTGCGCGCAGCCTCCGAGAGCGAGGACGACGGCCATAGATGCGAGAATGCGGCGCAAGGAAACCTCCTATGTGGCGGGGATGATTTTGACGGAATCGGACGGCACGACAGATTCGGAAGGTGCTGCGGCCGCCGTGGCCTTGTCCGTGACGATGGCCTGCACCTCGGGGAGAGACACCGTGGCGGCGATCAATGCCTGCTTGGCGTCCTCCGTGGCCGGCTGGCTTTTGTCCGCAGCCAAAGCATGGACCTGCGCAATCTGATTTGTCGGGCTAGCGCTATTCGCCGCCTTGATGCCGCCATACAGCACGCCCGCCGCCGCAATGACCTGCACCAGCGTATTAGCCGTCTCGCCGAGGCTCGAAATCAGGGCCGTGACCTGCTCCATCGAGACGCCCTTGGCCTGCAACCCGAAAATGGTCACTGCGACACCCGCCGCCGTAATGGCATGGCGAGACGCAGCGTCGATTTGTGCTTTAGTCGGCAACCACATGATGCAATTCCCCTCTATGCCTCGTTGCGTGAAATCTTTCCGTCACTTTGTACGATAGGAAGGCTGGAAAAGCCAATTTTGGCGGGAACCGGTACGCCAGCCGGCCACCAGAACCCCTTATTGAGCCTCGTCTTGGCAAATGGCTTGATATTGACGGCATCGGACTGATTCCCGCCCAAAAGCATGACGTTGCCATGTTGATCTGCCCCGACCACCATTCCGATGTGACCACCACCGTTGCGCACCATCGGCGCAAAGGCACCGACCGCAGGCCCGACCAGTTTGACCGATGGCCACTGCCCGGCGAAGTCAAGCGCCCATAGTGATTCGGTGCCCTTGAGCCCGGCCCTCGTCAGGCAGTGGTTCGCAAAGAGCGCACACCAAGGAATCGAGTCGTGGGTATAGGTTTTGGCTATATCCCCGCCCTCGTCCTTCGCCCAATCAATGATGACGGAATTATCCTTGACGCCGATGGTTTCCTTGACGCCGATCAGTTTGAGCCCGGCCTGAAGCCAGAGCGGCCGTTCGACCTCGGCGATCGGCGCCGGCGGCACTGACAATTCACCAGCCAAAGCCTTATCGATAGCCACCGCCGTATCGTTGCCCACCACTCCATCGACCGGATCACATCCGGCCCGCTTCTGGAAATCCTCCACCGCAGTATCGGTGCCGTTCCCAAAATATCCGGTGCCGCTGAGTTTGTAACCGAGCCGCGCAAGGGCCGTCTGTATCTCCTTGACCGTGGGGCCCGACGACCCCAGCCGATAAACAGTCCCCTTGGGTATCATCGATGCGATAGACATGACGCTCTCCCTATTGATCGCCAAAGCAAGCGAGATCGAATGCTATATCCTGCAATGCAAATGCCGTGCTGAGACCGATCACCGGCACCACTCCGGCAGCTTTGGTCGCTGTATCGACTCTGGCCGCGCCACCTGCCACCGCTAGGGCAATCGTGCAGACATAAGAGGCAGAAGAGAATGACGTCGTTAAATTTACGGCATAAGTGCCAGTGCCGGAACGGGTCACGGACGTCACGTTATACGCCGAAAGGATCGTGCATGGAGAACCGCTGCAAGTAGATACGGATACGAACGCCTTGCTTGCACTTGGATGCCGCTGTTGAACCGAGGGAGTCACCGCCGTCGTCGTCGAGGTGGCAGTTTCCTGATCCGCAGCCGTGGAGGCCGTGACCGTGACGGTACCCGTGGTAGTGATCGGTCCACCGGTAGCGAGCCCCCCCGTGGCTACGTTCGTCACCGTTCCTGTGCCAGCGGCAACCCACGAAGGAACCCCAGAAGCATCCTCTTGCAGGATCCGCGTGCCAGTATTGTTGCCGGCCAAGCAGACCCAATTCGTGCCGTTGTAATAGATCAGATCGCCCGCCCGGGTCGGCGGGCAGTTGTGCGCCGCATTCTGTAAACCCTGCTGCGTGCCGGAGCCGCTGCCACCTCGAGCCACGGCCAGCGTCCCAGTCCATCCGAGCGTGATTGAGGCGGCATTCACCAAGGCATTCGCAGGCGTCCCGCCGAGCGTCGCCGTCACGTTCGTATCATCAGTTTTCGTCAGCGCAGCACCGGCACCCCACGCCGGACATGCCCCAACCCCGCCAGAACGTAAGACTTGGCCCGTAGCCACGTCCGCGATGCGCGAAAGCGTCGTGGTTCCCGTCGCGCAGATGATATCGCCCACCGCATAGACATTCAGGCCGGTCCCCCCGCCGACTACGCCAAGCAACTGATAGAGCGGATCCGCACCGGTGCCGGCCGAGACCCACGGCAGCCCAACCGTCGCACTCGGGGCAACGATCTGCCACCCAGACGCGCCGCGCTCAAGGATGGCTCCGCGTGTGGAACCGAGCGCCCGATCAATGATCGAGGTCAGAGTGGAGGACTGCGCTGGTGCGCGCGAGGCCCCGCTATTGCCCCACACCTGCCCGGCACCAAGCTGCGCCTGAGCAAGCGCCGATCCGGTCAGCACCAACCAAGCGAGACCAATGCCTAAGATTCGCCTCATGCCGACACCTCATAGCCATTGCCGGCCAGATTCGGAGTAAACGTCAACGACATGAAGTCGCTCGACATCGGATAGGTGGTCAACCCGTCAATTGTCTCAGCTCCTGACCGCAGAACCGATATCGCGTTGGTCGACGCATTGCCGGTAATATCCTTGATCGTAACCGGGCGGCCGCTACGCGCCCCGGAGGCACCCATCTGGATTGATACGGGCCCGCCCGATGTGTCCACCTCCAACAGATAATCCGTCGGCTGCACCGTATAGGGCGACATGGCAAACGTAACGGATTTAGGTATTACCGCCGCCGGGGATGAAGATGCCGTCTCAATCGCATGCTGCACGTCGATCGCAGTTATGCCGGGCGAGGGCGCATAGGATATATTCCGCGCCGCCGCGATCGGATTAATCCTCAGATCGGTTTGAACGACTGACATCACAGAATCCGCAGGTAGGGAATGAGACCGATCGTCGGTGGAATGAATGGCGTGGCAGCCCCGCTCGTATTGTTCGAGGTAGCTGTGCCGGCCGCCGTAACCGACGAGTTAACAGTGATAACCGCGCCATTAGGCCACGCAGTCGCAAGTGTCCCGCCGGGTGTGTAGCTAAAAAGTACGGCCCCCGAGTTGGCACTGACCAGATTTGCTGTGTTGGATGTGACCGTGACAGGAGATGTAATGCCTGTAGGCAATTGAGCCAATGAAATAGCCCGACTCTCCAACCCGTTCGCACAGGTTGCCCCGATCGACGTCATGGCAGTCCCACAGCCCGCGCTCGCGCTCGTTAAGCGATTGGCTGCCGAAGCGTTGAGCGTATCCAGCGCCGCCGCTACCCGCCCCCGCATATCGATGATGGCAAACTGTCCACCGGGACACGCACCACTCGCCGGAGAACCCTGCTGCACCCAATACGTCGCGTAAGTCGTCGTCGAGATGCACTGTCCGGAGGGAGCAACAAAATTACTGCTTGGCGCAGTCGGAGACGTCGACCACAGGATCCCACCGAGCGGTGTTCCCGTGTTCCCATATCCAGCCTCGAGCAGCCACGCGCTATTCGCCGCGCTAAACGCAACCCGATAGGGCGAACCAGCGACCAAAGTTCCGGCTGGTATCGTCGCTCCTGTAAGCCAGAGCGGATAGGTATTGCCGCCATCCACCTGCAACGTCGGCGCCGCGCCGCTATTCGCATGCGCGATGAACGAAATCATCTGACCGTTGGATGGGGTGGGGTTGACGCCCTCCGACGTCGCCAGAGCATAAGCAGTTGCCGTGCCGGTCGTCGTGTTCGTGGCGCTGATATCGTTCCGCCATGCGGCCAGAACCGCCATCATGGCCCTAGCGCTATCGTTGATTGACGAGGGGGCTTGGCCCTCGGACCAATTGATCGAAGGATCCGCCGTGGCATTGGTGGAGGCCGTAGTCGACCAAGACCAAATAGCCGCGCCCACAGGCTGCGCGCCAGCTGCAATGAGCAGGAGACCCGCAATAAATAGAAACTGCTTGATATTCCGGATCATTTTACACCCCGATTCCATAAGCCTTGGCCAGAGCCGCGGCGATCTGTTGTGATTGGCCCATCATTGGCTGGGGCATCTGGATATTTTGCAGCGGCGCATATTCAACCGCCTTTGGCGCGGCCGCTGGCGCGCCCTGTGCCGGGCCGGTCAGCGATGATGCCAGTTTGTCGAGGACGGACGGAGCCGACGCGCCAGGCTCCGCCGTCGGCGCATCCGAAACGGTCGACGTCGGGTTGATCGGGCTTACCGGATCTGAGGGGATCGCCTTGGACGCCAAGGCACCCACCGGCGCATCGACGCCGAGCAGCCTAGCCGCGTTCCCCATGTGCCCGGTCATCTGGGAATTTACCTTATCCGCGACCGTGCCGGGGGCACCGCCGTTTGCCGCATCGCTGCGATTATAGAGGCCAGGCGAACCAGCATTGATCGTGGAATAGATATCCATAAGCCCCATCCCGGGCTTAACGCCGCGATCGCGCAGGAAACTCTCGACCGCCTGCATCTGCTCCGGAGCAGTCTGGCCTTCCTTCACTCCGTATTTAGCGCGCTCCTCGGGCCCGAATTGGATCAGACCTAGATAATTGCCGCCCTTGCCGCCCCAGAGGCTGGGATCGAACTTGCCGCCGGTTTCGTATGAGATGGCCGTCCCTATATGCAGGGGATCAACGCCGAGCCGCTTCGCAGATGCTATGATCGCGTCAGCAAGTTCGGGGTTCATGGAGGCCATTTTGCTTATCGTCCTGTTTTTCCTGATCTTACTGGCCCTGAAACTCGCGGCCTTCGCTCTCGTTTATCAGTTTGGCCCGATGGCCGCCATCGTCGTCATCGCCGCCTGCATCGCCATAGCCTACCGCTGGGAGGCCGGGACCGCAGGAGCCAGCAATACCGGCAGTCGGCTCGATTGAACCGCCCGTTTGGACTGCACCCCGAAGAATAGCCGAGTCGCTTCCTTCGCCGCGCGCGCATCCTTGAGTGCCCCAGCGCCCTTTTGCACCATATGGCCGACAATCGCGCCAGGCAGCCCGTGGGCACCGTATCCGAGCATGGCCCCCAAGTGATCCAGCGACTTGCGGGCGATCCGGGCTCCGATCGTGGCGCTCCCAGAGGGGTTTGTGGTGCCCTTGGCCGGAATCATCCGCTTGTAGACGCCAGCCAGCTTGGCTATTTCGGCTCGCTCCGGCGCGGTGAACAGGATGGTCGACAGCCCCTTGCCGCTTTCGTTCAGGAACTCATGCAGTCGCTGTGATAGCGCCTGCGCCTCGAACGGGATCTTGCCCTCGCCGGCGTTCGTCAACTTCTCCCACATGCCCTGACGAACCGCAGTCCAACTCTCAGGAGTCAGGTTCTGCTTGAGATGCGCGGCCAGGCGCTGCGACACGCCCTTATCGCCCTTGCCGGTGCGGGAATAGAGCATGTCAGCAACCTCGATCGGCGACGCCGGCAAATGGCCGTCCGTGCCAGCGATACGCGCCACGGCCTTTTCCAGATCGTTCGAGGGACGCCCCGACGGTTCGGCCGCCCGCAAATTCCGCGAATAGGCCGACATCGACGCGCGCTCATCAGCCGTCATCGCGCCCTTAGCGAGACTCGTCTGCAGGAAATTGTCGATGCGCCCCGCGCGCTTCGCCATGGACAGTTCCGAATCGTCCACATATTTGAATAATCCAGACTTCCATTGCGCGAATTCCTCCGGACTCAATATTTTCTTGAGCCGCAGCGCGACCTTGACGGAATTGCCCGTACCAGGATGGCCCTTCGGGCCATATGACAGCGCTTGAATCTGTTCCGGAGTGGCCGCCGTGTCGGAATATCGCCCCAATATCTTCTCGACCGCGCGGCCGATTTCATCGCCCGGCTTGGCCGAATACGTCTCTTTGTATTCCGCATGAGACTTCCGCGCCGCCTCCTGCAATTCCTTCGCTAGTTTGGCATCGCCGGAAAACTTTCCTGCCGCCATCGCATCGGAAATGGAGTTGTCGAATTCGTGCAAGATACGCCCCATTGCCCGCAAATCGGAGGAGTCGCCCTGCATCACCGCCTTGCGTTTGGCATCCTTGTAGAGCGTCACTAACTGCTTGCGGGCATCGTCCATAGTGCGCAGATCAACAGGCTTCGCCTCAACGGCCGCAGCGGTGCCGGCCTGGCGATCACCGGGGAAGTCGCTCGCCGCGCGCGCCGCCCCAGCCGCGTCCTCCTGCTCCGCATGACGGAAAGCGGTCTCAACGGCATCGTCAGCCGACATGCCCTCTTCGCGCATCAGGCCGACGGCGCGCTGTTTCAGTTCGGGATTTAGCCCGCCATGACCCGCCGCGGCCAGGTCGTCCGCAAAGCCTTGGTTAATCCGATCACTTTGAGCGCTTTCCCGGGTCTCGGTCTTGGCGGTATCGCGCTTGCTCTTGAATCCCTCATGGCCAGCTGGATATTTCTTCTGCCCGCGCAATTCCGCGTCAATCGCATCCAGAAATTCGGTTGGCGTCGACGTGCCACCATGTGAATCGCGGAAGTATCCAGCCTCCTGCGCCGCCTCGCGCATACGATCAACACTGGAGCCGTTCTGCCGAACAGTGCCAAAGAACCCTTTCTGGCCGGGGATCTGCGAACGATGCCCATGGTTCAGGCCGATGGCATCGAGTTCAGCATCAGGCTTCAACCCGCCCTTGGAAGCGATGAACTCGAGGAGGCTCAGCGGCTGCGGCGCATTCTGCTTGGCGTAGGCATCGGCTACACTATCGCCGAACTTCGCCCGCAGCGCCGCAACGGTCTCATCCTCCGTTGCCTTCGCCGGTAGCCCGACCGCAGCGCGCGCCGGCGCGGGCTCAAGCTTCGCCACCGCCGCGTCGGCGAACAGCCCGCTATCCCTGCCCACTGTCTGGTCGATAATCTTGAGCGCCTTATTCGCCACCGATTCATTAACCGGATCGACATGAATTCGCTCACTCGCTGGCCCCGTCTGCAGCCGCGCGCGGATATCTTCCGCTAATCCCTGCGGAACCGATGGATCAAACTCGCCAGCGACCTCATCCCGCGCCTTATATGCCTGCTTGGTTCGCTCTACCGAAGCCGCGCGCCGAGCGGCGACGGCGGCCCCGGTTTTCTCCGCCGCATCAAACGGAGAGACCGGAGCCGCGCCCCCACCAAGGCCGCGAGCCAGGGTTTCCCCCTCTGCCCCGACCCGGGAGACTTGCGCCGCGCGCGCAGCATCTTGTGCCGCCGCCTGCGCCGCCAATTCGGATTGAACGAGTTGCCCGGCCGCCTGCGGCGCGGTGCGCGGCGAGGCGAGCGCTTGCACGGCAACATCAGGATTAACCGCCCGAGGATCAAGAGACGCGGCAATGCCCGACGTCGCCTCCTCAAGCGCCTTCTTGGCCTCTTCGTCAGCCTGCCGAGCAATAGCTTCAGCTGACGAACCGCGCGCGCCGCGGCGCATAATCTCCTCCTCCGCCTGCACCGCAGGATCAGCCGTGGCTTGGCCCGTGGTCAGAGGAATATCGACGCCACCAGCCCGCTCGACGTTCTGGGGAACCACGGGAGCCGGGTTCCGATAGTCGCGCACCGCCTGCACGCCCTTGCCGACCGCGCGCGCCACCAGTGGAGCGGCCGCACCTGCCGCGCCAGCGATCGCCGCCGGAGCCACGATATTCTCGCCGCGCACCGCCGCGTCAGCCGCCGCAAGCGCAGCATTCGACGCCGCACCGCGCATGACCATCTGAGGAAGCGGCCCGGTCAGTCCGAATGCCGCCGGGGCGGCCATCATAGCCGGAATGGAACCGCCGACCCCGCCTGCCACCTTGGCCGCGGTGTCGATATAAGGATGCGCCGCAGCAAACTGCTCATCGCCCTTGTTCTGCATCTCAAGGGACCGACGATATCGTTCCGCCCAACCAGGCGCGCGCGCCGGAACCGGAACATCACCGATCTTCTCAGTCGATGGGCCCGGACGGCTGATATCGCTGGCGCTGGGAGCCAACAGCGGCTCGACGATCGGGGCCAGCGTGGCATTCGTCGCCGCATCCATCTTGTTCAGCACCCCGCCCACGACAGGAACGCCCGTCGCGGCCGCGCGCACGACCTTGTTAGCCGTGACCGGATCAGCCTCCGGCGCGCCGCCGCCATAATGCTTACTCATCGCATCAGAAATGACAGCCGAATCCGTGCCGTCCGGAAAGGTGAAGTTCGAACCGTCAGGTCCTCGAACGGAAATGGTCATTCAGGCACCAAAGCCCCATTCTTCCAGACATAGTTCCCCGGCTTGACCGGTGCGGCCGCGGCAGGCGCGCCCGATGGCTTGCTGCCCTCGAGCATGCGCTGGAAGGCCGATGCCGCTTTCGGGTTCAGCAGTTCGAGCGGATCCTTGGTGGTGCCCATGCCCCGGTTATATTCGTCGCCGATCGACACAATACGACTATTGAGCAGTTCGGCCGCCGCGCGCACCGCCGCCTTGAGGGCTACGGGCGAATCAGCCGCATTGATCGCGTTCTCCCACTGGATGATATCGTGGACGTTGCCGCCCGAGCCGCGGAACGCCCGTGTGAGCTCGTCAGCCACAGCCGTCCGCGCGGTCTGGAATTCCTTGAGGCCTTTCTGATATTTCGGATCGAACTGCTCCGCGATCGGGTTGGCGATATATCGGTTCCATGCCGGGAAGCCGCTGTTATTCAGATTGTTGATCGACTTATCCAGCGAACCGAGATGGCCGATGGCCGTATTGAACGCCGTCAGGTTATCGGCGCCCTTCCCCTTGGTGAACTTCGTGCGGGTTTCCTGCCGCGCCTTGTAATTCACTGCGTCAAATGCCGGATCGGTCTCATGCACCGCAGCGCGGATCTTCGCCGCATCCGTCGCGCGCGACATCGCCGGATATGGCTCGCGACCCTCAATGATCGCCTGCACCCGGTTTTTCTGGTCCGGTGTCAGATCAATTCCACCGCCCTCGCCGGCCGCCATCTTGGCCTCAGCCGCAGTATTGCCCGGCACGTCCTTGAAGGTTCCGTCGTTCGAATTGAACACCTGGAACACCTTCCGCTTGCCGCCATATTGGTCCTCGACCTCTTTCGTCTGGACGACAGCGAACTTGTCCTTGCCAAGATACTGACCGAGCAGGGCCTTCAGCGTATCCGGGCCGCCAGCGATCGCCGCATTAATTTCCGGCAGAGAAGCGCCCTTGGACTGCAATAGCTTGGCCGTAGCATTGCCCTGCGAAGCCTGTAAGGCCAGAGCCTCGCGCTGCTTCATCTGCGCCGCAGCAATACTGTTATCGCCCTGCAATGCCGCGCCAGCCGCGAGCAGAGTAGGTGCAATGCCTTTCGCGCCCTCATTCAACCGGCTCATAAACGACGGTTCGGCTGCAGGAGGCGCGGCAATGCTCATCGGGGCGGGCGGAGGAGCCGCCGGCGGACCGGCCGAAGCCGGCGCAGGGCCGGCCTCGCCGCCGCGCGCCGCCGCACTCAGATCGGTGGAGACCGGCCGCGGGCGTGGCATGGGGACAGCGCCCGGCATTGGCGGTTCCGGCTCCGCCTGCGGCGCATTGGCCGTCATGCTCTTGGCCAGCGTAAACGACGGGGGCACCATGCCGAACGGGGAACTATCTGGAGCGCCTTGAGGCGTTGTCCCGGGAACACCCGTCCCCGCTGGCGCTTGCTCAAGCGCAAGCTGGATGCCCGCGCTGTTCTGATCAGGCATGCCGAACGGATCAATCCGCCGCTGGTTGGCGTGCATCATCCGCGCTCCTGCCGCCTCACGCGCAGCCGCCGCCATAGCCGCCTCATCTACCGGCGGAGGAGGACTAGGGAATGGCGAGGCTGCGCCCGGAGGCGCGAACATCGGAGGCTGCGCGCCGCCTTGGAGTTGGGCCAGAAGGTCGTCGAGCCAGGCCATTTAAGCCGCCTCCCGCAGCGCGCCGACCGGGCCGCCCATGCCGCGCGCGCGCTTCGTTGCGCGGTCGTAATCCACCATGAGGAAGCCGGACGAATGCTTGCCGACCGCCTCCGGCTCATGTTCGAGCACTTCCTGCGCCATGAGGCCCAGCCGCGGCACCGGATCGCCTTTGTACCGATATGAATAGACGTTCTGGCCATCGTTGAGCTTGCCGACCTTGGCAACGTCGGTTTTTAGCCGCTCATCCGAGAAGGCCATCAGCGAACTCAGCGCGCCAAGTCCCTTGCCCGCGACCCCCATGCCGGAATTGATCGTATCCAACCACGACGGGTTCGAGGTTTGGGTGGAAGTCCCGCTGCCGCTGGACGTCGTGCCGAGCCCGGCCAGCGCGACCGAAGGCTGCAGCAGTTGAGCCAAGTTCTGGTAGGGCTGCGAATAGGCCGCATTCGCCGCGCCGAGTTGCGCCGCCGCTGGCGAGGCATAGAGGCCAGGCAGCGAGCTCGCGCCCTGCAGACCGGCCAGCATATTCGTGAAATCGGACTGCCGAAGGTTCGTAATCCCCGAAGCGGTCGATCCCGCACCCGAGAACAGGGCGTTGTTGGCCCCCGCCATATTCGAGTAATTCTGATTGTACTGGTTGGCAATTGTCGGCGAAATGCCCTGCGTAATGCCGCGGCCGAGCGACTGCGCAAATGAGCCAGCGCCAGATGGATCTCGACCAGAGCCCGCATAAACGCCCTTGGTCTGATTTGTGGCCGAATCTATCGCCGTCCGGATCGCATCACCGAAGCCCGGCGTATCATACGGATTGAGATTAGCCCCGCTCGCCGTGGCACCAAGATTCTTCTGCAAATCCCCATAGGCCGATTGCAGCATACCCACCTGCGGCGAACTATCCGAGGCAAACAGCTTGGAGATAGAATCCGCGCCGGACTGACCGAAGTTCGGCAGGTTCGACAGCGATGATTTCAGCCCAGCGAGCGCATCCGATTGATCGCCCGTGACGCCCGTGCTCATGCCGCCATACTGGCCGAGTAACTGGTTCACCAGCGGCAGCGCCGGGGCCCAAGGCTGGCTCTGGCTTTGCTGCGTCTGTTGCGTCTCTTTGCTGCTGCTGCTCATAAAACCTTCTCCAGCCTAACGCTACGGACCTCATAGCCTTCCAGAATCCTAGCCCAAGCCCGCCGCCCCTCAAGGACGACACTAACACAGCCCTCAACCCGCGCATATTCTTCGATCTTCGTGTGGAAGCGGGACCAATCGCGCATCCGATCGCCGCCGCACTGGCACATCCAGCACACCAGCCCCGAGCGCTGCTTGACGAGTTGCGTGGTCATGGCCGCCAGGATAATTCCGTTGGCCTCCTCGATCGCGACCCAGAGCAGCATCTTGCCGCTCCCGATTCGGTCCAGAATATCTTCCGGCATCACCTCATCGCAGACCGATAGACCAGCGTCGATCATGTCCCGGACTCTCGGCCAAATTTCCACCGCCGTCCCGGGTTCGACCGCTTCGACAATGACCGGCATCATCCACCCGTGCAGGTAAAAAGGAATCGCCGCACCGTAGCACTCGCAGAATGTTTTATGACGAAGGAGCCCTGATCGATTAGCGTCTCGTCGACATAGCATGTACCGGCCCCATATTCGGCCGCCGCGCCAGCATTCGCAGGCGTCAGCATGGGAAAGCAATCTTTCGAGCAGTTCGGATGACTCACCGTCGTCTGTGTGGCCGGGCCCGCCGCCAGTTGGATCACGCCGCCCGCATAATGGCGCCCGTTGTTCAATTGAATGACCGAATCGACCATCCGCCGCCAGCCGGCGATATTGAACCCAAGATCAAAGGGGATTTGGAGGGCCATTACATCGTCCCTGCAGGCTGCACGTCCGGATTCACGCCGCGCGCATATCGCCACGTCGACCCGGCCGGGATGCGAAGTCTGGCTTTCGCGAATCTGGCCTCGATCTGCTGCGGACAAAACGCCTCAGAATTCACCAGCGTTTCGGCGGTATAGGAGACCACATCCATCGGCCGCATCCGGTAGCCGACCGAGCACATGGCATCCTGCGAATCCGTCATCGGCGCCAGACCGGCAATAAACACCAGAGGCCCATCGGCATCCTGCTCCGACGTTTCAAGGATCGCCTCGATATTCGGCCCGGTGAAAAACCCGAGCGTCCCGTCAGGGCCAACCGCAGCCAAAGCCGCGACCGCCGCCGCAGAGATGCTATCCAGCGAGAACGGCAGCGCATCCAGCGAGCCCCCGATCCGACCGCCGCTCACCCACGCCGCCCCGAACGTAGATCCGGTCAACTCAATATGCGTGGCGTCGATGATGATGGGCACCCACTGCCCGTTCATGTACCCGGGCGTGATTCCCTGCACATTGATAAAATTCTGCCCCGCAATCGAGAAAAAGGCGTTCGTAATCGCATCCAGCGTCAGCCGCACGCGCCCCGCCGTGCCCGCCGCAGCGCCGAGCACCGTCAGCCCGCCAGGCGCGATCGCATCCAGCGCCTCAAGCGTCAGCCCCGGCCGCGCCAGATAGCCGAGGAACTGTCCCGACATCGGGACGATCGACCACGGCCGATCCTTTATCGACCAATCGAACCAGAGTATTTTATCGAACAGCCCGGCGAGACCAGCCTGCGATTTATACGCCCAGCCGACGCGCGTGGCCTGCGGATCGGCAACGCCGATGACCAGTTGCAGGTTGTTCCGATCCACATCCTCGAAAAAGAACCGGTCGACGTACTCTTTACCGATCGCGACAGGCTCCCCGCCGGCGACAATGACCTTGAACCCCTGCGCCGACAGGAAAAACGTCCGCGTCCCAGCGTTCACCACAGAATACTCCGCGAACAGAGTATCCTGCGTTGATATGCGGGCGATCTGGAACGTCACAGGCGAGCCAGGCGCATAGGTCAGGCTGCGAATGGCCTCGTCCTGAAACACCACCCCATAGGCATCGCCACCCGAGAGCGCATGGCACACGCCGCCGTCCGGGAAGTCCTGAAAATCCGCCAGCCCGACGCCCGCCGTCCAGGTCTCCGGCGCATCCAGATCCGACCACTGCGCACGCCGCGGGTTGGATAGGAGTTCCGTCAGCACCACGATCCTATTGACGATCGCGATCTGCCCCGCCTGCGGAGGCGAACCGCCGAGATCCACAAACGTCGGGCCAGCCGTCAGCACATATTTCTGCGGCACCGTATTGATCTGCGCCGCCAGCACAAACTCATTGAACTGCGCAAATCGCCAGTTTTTCGAGCCTACCAAGGTTCCATAGGCAACGCCGCCCTTGCTGACGTCGGTCCATGAAAAATCTGTGTTGTTAAGTAAATATAAACGGTCGACCGTCCCAGCGAACACCGCTATCGATCCATCCGAGCGCCGAGCGAAGAAGAAGCCGCGGCAATTGGCTGGCAAGGCTTGAGTAAATTCTATGAAGGATTTAAACGGCGCATAACCATCTCCAGATGGAACGCACCCAGAAATCAACACTGAAGTTCCGGTGCCAAGATCGGTGATATCTGGTCGGAATGCGGGGAAAGGCGCGACCGGCATTAGCGCGACTCCGTGAATGCTCGATAAATATCCCACCCACGATATATCCGCTGGAGCACCAGTGCATAATCGGGGTTGTCAATTCCGCCTTCGAAGAACGTCGATAATGGCCCCTCCCGACCAGCGTATTTCACAACAACATTCGACCGCCGATTCTCAGCCTGCTCTTTCCTCGTAGCCCAATGGCAATTCGATGGCTCATAATTCCCGTCATTGTCTATGCGATTGATTGAGTGCTTAGGCGATGGCCTCGGTCCCATATCCTCCATGAAGTTTTCGAATAAATCCCACCGCTCACAAACCTTGATGCCGCGGCCGCCATAGATTTCGTATTTCTTGCAGTTCGGGTTATTGCATCGCTTCCGCATGGTCGACCAAGTCATATACTCCGCCGTGACCTGCGCATGGCGCGATTGGCCGTGGCGCCGCCTTCTAAGCCCTTGCTCTCGACTAGAGTCGATCAGTGCGCAGCCGCAACTTCCAGTGTTCCCAGATACAAGGCTTTGCCCTTCAATAACCTTCTCAGTCCCGCAATCGCAGCGACAGAGCCACGATATCCTGCTGGAACCGCTGGGAAAGTACTTGCGAGAAACCGGCCCGAGCGCGATCAACCGATTGAAGCGGCGCCCCGAGATGCTCTTGGCAGTCTTACCTAATGAGATGAATTCCATAGTTTCCCTCCGAATGGTTACGGTCGGGAACCTATCATGCAAGGTGACAAATTCATAGAATGAACTCATCAGAACTGCATCGCTCTAACGCGCGACGTCCCTCGGATCTTGTTGGCCTCGCTCTTGAGCATGCGATAGGCCATATCCGCTGCCCCATTGCTCCCGGGAACCGGGCTCATCCGTGCCATCATCTTCTCGTCGCGCGTTACTTGCGCCGCAATCTCGAACTTTGCACGAGAACGAATCAGCATTTCTGCCTCATTCATCCAGACGTTCGACGTATCGGCTCCATCGGTTGGACCCGGGAATTGCAAATAGCCGCCGATCGTCAGCTGATAAACCTGCGCCGGCGGGTTCGGATAGATGATGATGGACTGGCCGTCCCATGCCCACGTCTGCGGCGGGCCGGCTTCCTGCCCGGTCTGAAGCGCGAGATAGACGTTTTCAGGCGTCTCCCGCAGCATCTTCTCGACCGTGGTTCCGAGGATATAATTAATATAATCGATATCATAGAGCAGCGGGATACGCGCGTCGTCTGCAACGTCGTAATAGAACTTCCCTTGCTGAGTATTCAGAGTGAACGGCGTCCGAGGGGTTAGCTCGTTGAATCTAAATCGTTCTTTGGTGTAAATCTCGATTGCGTTCGTAATATACCTTAATATGGTCCCGTTCGCGGCCAGATCAGACCGCGCGCCGAGTTCATAGGTGATCGCCGTCACCATTGCATCGCGTGAATTGCCGGTTGCCATAGGGCGTCATGCTCCCACCGGCCCGGGTCAGAACGTGCCGTTGATCGATTGCCAGTTTGCCGCAGCAACGCAGGTGAAAATCTTGGCGTTCAGATTGACTACCGAGATCGCGGTATTCGCGGAGAGCAGGTTGATCGCATCGCCAGTGTTCGGGAACACGTTCAGCGCGTCCGTGGTGTCGGCATTGATAACCCACACCTGGGCGCCGATTCCCAGCGTTGCACCATTCGGCGAACTGTTGGCACCGCAGAAAGGCAGTTTCACGCTGTCGGCCGCCGTCGCCACCACCGTCACACGGTTATAGGCCGAGTTCAGCAGTACCGCGCTGGTCTGGCCACCGCCTGCAAAGGCCGTGATCGCATTCGTCACGGAAATCTGGGTGAAACCAACCGAATCAACAGAGTTCGTGCTGAGCGTCGTGGTCCCGGTAATATTCACCGCATACGCGGCTCCGAGGAAGCTGGCCACCGCCAGAAAGGAGAGCAAAAGGCGCTTGAGCATGGTCACAACCTCGTTGTGGATTGAAACGAGCGGAAGGGCCCCGAAGGGCCCCGCCGAATATCAGAGACCCATGCAGATGTATTTCAGGACGTTGTTACTCGTCGACGTCTGCGTGGTGGTGATGGCCGTGGCCGAAGTCACGTAAGACTGCGAAGCCAGCGGCGTTGCGATCCAAGTCACCACGCAATGCGGCGCCGAACTCTTGGCCCCATTGAAGGTGATCACGCAACCGGTTGCCGTGGTTCCCATCGTGACCGTGCCAGCCATATCGTTGCCGACAATGGCCGGGGTGGTGCCGCAGGAAGTAAGCACCGGCGCCGTGGTGGAGCCGATGCCGATTCCATCAATGTTGGACTGGTAGATCGCAAACGACAGCCCCGCCGACATGGCGAGCGCCACGGCAGCCGAGGCCAGTTTCGTCCAGAAGTTCTTCATATCCGAGTTCCCTTATCTAAAAGCGACGATAGCGATAGAGCAGGACGGCCGTTAGGTCGTCCAGCCGCCTTCGAACTCGATCACGATGATGGCCTGGCCGGTCGTGGCCGCCGTACCCGATTGGGTATACATGGCGTAGGGCAGAACATCGCCCGCCGCCGTCAGGGCCCGCCCGAGCGCGCGCGTCACGTCATAGACGCCCGCAACCGCCTCGTTCACGTCCGCCGCTGCGACGATGTTATTGTACGTCGCGCCGACCGTGCCGACCGTCAGAACGTTGGTCGTCACCGCGTTGAACACCGCCACGATCTCGACCAGCACCCGCAGGATGAAAGCATTCTGCGGCAGCGGATTGTCGAACGGGATGCCAGTTCCCACGCCCGGATCATTGAAGTTGACGGTCTTTTTCAGCGTGTTGGCGACTTGACGCGGGTCTTGCCGCGCATTGGTTCCCAGAACACCGGTAGTCATATCGGATTCTCCTCTGTGCTCTGAGCGTTAGAACGTGGAGGCTGCGGCGTAGGTCGAAACGACCACCGTGCCGTAGTCCACCGAGTTGTAACGGGTCTTTTTCAGACCGTGGATGGTGAGGGCGGAGATTTCGAGCCGGCGCTTGTGGTCGAAAAGCTCCTCGTTCCAGGTCAGCTTGGTCGGGCCGTTGTCCTGGCCGAAACCCATCATCGCCGCCTGCGCACCGAGCAGAACCGCCCGCTTGACAGTCGCAACGTCCGCGCCAGCCGCCGATACGCCGTTCGTGACGTCGAAGGCCTGGCGGAGGATCACGCCGTTATAGATGCCGATGGCGCCCGAGAAGATCGGATTTCCGGTCTGCTTGAGGCCCATATAGGCCATCTTCTGCAGATCCTGCCACTGCCCCGTCGAGGTATTCCGGCGCATCGCCGTCACCTGATAGGGGTGGAGGTACATGCAGAACATATCCTCGAGCGTGTTGTTGAAGTCGGAACGCCCGCCTTCACGCATCGAGGTGCCCTTGTACTGGATCGGGCGAATCATCGGCGAGGCCGTGATGGCCAGTTCCTTCGCGGCGTCGATCAAACCCAGCGTGAACGTGTCCGCCGAGGTCAGAAGGTCGTCGGAGGCGCGTCCGGACTGCCGAATGACGCGCGTGGCCGACGGCGCCGTGACGGCGTTGAGGCCGGTATAGCGCACGTCAGTCTGCGGCGTATATCCGCACACCTGATTAAAGAACTCGACCGAGTAGCGCTTCGCGTACCAGTCGCGCAGCCGGCCCTTGGCCGTATCGCGCAGATCCCACGGAATACGCTGCTGATCGATCGTGCGGCGCGACTTGACGCCTACCACGCCCATAAGCTCGTTGATCACAAGCGCATCGGAATAGGTGGTCAGAGCCTCGCCATTGCCTTCCGCGAGTTGGTTTTCGGTGAAACCCGCCTGCGCCAGCTGCATGACGATGGCATAAGTGATCTGATCACCCGGGCCCTTCGACAGCGCGTTCTGCAGGTGGATGACGGAATTCTCGTCGGAGCCGATCAAAGGACGGATAGCGGTATACTTGAGCGCTTCCGTTTCGAGGACTCGCGCCCAGAGTTTTACCGCAAGGGCGTCATTTTGCGGGAAATTGGTAGTGGACATGCTGCACCCTGCGAAGGGCCGCGCAAGGCGGCCGGTTCAAAGAATTTGCGGGGAGCGCCATATTATTTAAACGTCGCCGGAGCAGAGAATGCGACGCGGCTCAGAGAGCCCGAGACTATTAGCGGAAAGCCTCGACAACCGAATGAGATTTTTAAGCCGCCCATCTCCGAGGCCAAGTTCCTAATATCAGTGAAATATTATTCCGTCAACACAATGAAAAAACCGCCCCATCGCTGGAGCGGTGAAGTCTTTGGGAGTTGTGGCTAAGAGCGATCTTTATGCGCCCCGAATCGTTAGGACGTCAATTCCTTCACGATCCACATGACAGACTGCTCGAGCGAAGTGACAGCCAGCGAATTATATCGGCCGGGCTTCACCTGTTTGTAAAGCTCCTCCATCTCAGCGGCCTTGTTTTTCAGTGCATCATGCAGCGCTTTCTCGTCATCGGTCAGTGCGCGATATTTCGGCCGAAACCGGCTCACCGGCTCATCGACCTTATCCGACTGCCGACCGTCCGGCTTCCCCTCGAATACGTTCGTCATTGATGCGTCTCCTGAATGCCGGATACCGCCGGCGCGGTTAGGTGATTCCCCAAGATCGCAGCCGCTCGCGTTCCGCGTTTGGAATATCCCGCAACTTATGCCGCAGCGCTCGCGCATCCCACAGCGCATTGTGCTGCACCGCGCCCGGTAGATCGGTCGGATAGGCATCGACGCGAGAAACTACGAATTGGATGTCAAAATCTCCCTTCCCACGATCGGTCGGGATATTGATCATCTCCCCGGGCCCAGTGATCAGACATTCGCAGAAATACCGGATATCGTCTGGCCAATCCGCAATAATGGTGGGAAGCGGATCGCCGCGCAGGAATGTCTCGATCATGCCGCCCCACGAAGCCAGCCGAACCATATGCGGTGCCGCGCCTCGGCATTCGACAACCGGAATCACATGAGCCTCGACCCACGGGAGACAATCGTTGTGCGGCCAAGCCAGATATAACTCTGGCCCGTCATCCCTGACGAGCGCCATGCTGATCAAGCCGCCTTGATAGCCGTTGAACTCACAATCGAGATAATACCTCATTGGCCCGGCCCCTTGCCCATCAGCTTATCCAGCCGGCCCTTGGGCATCGTCGCCACCAACTGCTCGAACTCATCGTCATCCATCGCGACAAGCCGCTCAGGCGTCAGATCGCCGCCAGGCGAGCCGCCGGCGTCCGACAGCGACCGGGAGGCCGCAGCGTTCTGCCTAATCTGCTCTAGCTGGTCGCTCACAGTACCCTGCGGAGCGGCATCGACGCGCGCCGGAGCCGCAGTACCATTGCCCGGCTTGGCAGGCACCCGAGCCGCAGGAACCTCCTCAGCGGCCGCCGCAGCCGCCTTGGGCACGAAGCCGCGGGCCCGAGCCAAGTTCGCAACTACCTTGGCCGGCGACTTGCCCGCCTTCATGGCGCCGCGCGCGACCATGATCTGCTCGTTATAGAACGCCTGCTTGATATTCTGGGATAGCGCAGCCTGCTCTTGGCCCGTGAGCGTCGCCACCTGCGCGGTATCCGTAATATCGATATCCGCATAAATAAACCCGAGTTCCCGATATCGGGTCTCCCGCAGATGTACGAAAGCGTCCGCAAATGCCGGATCAGCCGCCGCCTCGCGCTCAAGATCAGCCGAGAACGTGCCATAAACCTGCTGCTCCTCCCGCTCCGCCGCCGTTACCTGCTGCTCTTGCTGGCGGCCGGTCCGCATCTCGTTGACGGTATTTTCCAACTTTCGATTGCGCCATTCCAGATGGCCGAGCGGGTCCGAATCCTTGTCCGGCTCCGGATCCTTGTCCTCAGTCTCCGCCGCAGCCGCCGGCTGCTTGGTATTGATCGCCTCGAGCAATAGCCGTGTGCGCTCATTGAGCTTTATCCGCTCCTCGCGCTCTTTGACGGTTTCCTTGGTCTGGCCATCAAGCTTGGCCGCGAAGTCGTCCCGCTCTTTCTGCGCCTTGGCGAGCTCGCGCTGATATTTCCCGTAGCTTACGGTTTTTGGCGCCGGCCGCTTATCGGCACCCTCAGCCGGCGGAGTTTCCCGATCCCCAGCCCCAGCATCAGCAACGGCAGCAGGATCGCCATCGCCATCAGATACGCCATCTGCATCCGGATCGGCATCGTCGTCTCCTCCCTCACCCGCGCCATCGCCGGCCTGGTCTACATTGCCTTGGTCGCCAGCGGTCTTGCCGCCGTTCATCGCCGCGAATTGCGCTTGCTCCTCAGCGGTTAGCCCGTCGATCGCGTCGCCGTCACCATCCTCGCCGCCGCCCTCGTCGACGCGTTCTGCAAAGTTCGGGATGGTAGACGCCGCTTCCGGCTTTGGCGCAAATGCCGCCATTGCGGCCACAGACGCACGGGACATAAGCCTGTCTCGGATATTCATGATGCTTTCCTTTGATGCTTTATCAGTAATACCTTATTGCCCAATCTTAGCGCGGCCTCCGAATACATCATGGATAAATCGTATTCTTTGCGATCTATCGCATCATAAGCCAACTTGATCAGGCTATTCCTAACTTGCTCGTCGGTTGCCATGTCGCGACCTTATCCAAACCCCGATCTTGGCCCACGTCGCCGCGTCGATCGGGCCCGACACCAGCGAAACACCATTATCGAAGTCACGCAGCGCCACTTCTCCCAGCGGCGGCCGCTCATTGGATGAGTAAATCAGCAGTTCCCACGGCTTGAAGCAAATGCGCGCCTGCTCAATATGCCGGCCCATGCCCACCCGCGCTTCCATCTGCTTGCGACGTTCCCGATAATCAACATTCGGGGGAATACCTGGCCGCTCCTCCGGCGGGGCAATCTTTACATCGCCCCACGTATACAGCCCGACGAGATCGGACAGGAAAAAGTCCTGCGCATGCCGTAGCAGCGCGGAGTCGGAGCGGATCATTTATTATCGGCTTTCAGCTTGGCCACATGCTCCTGCACCTCAGTATAATCCGGCGCGCGCAGCCCCATGTTGGCCATAGCATCCTTGAAGGCCAGATGATCCATGCTGGACGGCGAGAACTTCACGCCGCGCGCGCGGAATACACCGATCCCAACATGCTCAGTTTTCATCTTGACCTTGCAGACCACTACATCGGGCCAGCCGTCCCGGAGATACATGACGCTATCGACGCCTTCGGGCAGTTCGCTCATGTGACCATGCACCAATATTTGCAGTTCGGAGCGTGAAGCACCGTGCCATAGCAACAGCGCAGCACTGGCGCGACCGGATAGGTCGACGGCGCACGAACAGGCCCGACGATGGTACGGAACAGTTCCTCATCAATCCGTTTAGCCATGGCTGCGATAACCTCTGGCGGCACATTAGGCAAATCGTCCGGCCAAATTATCTCGGTTCGAAACGAATAATCCGTCATTTGCTGGCACCCGCAGGCTTGGCCGGCTGGCGCGCCGCGACCATGGCCGCAACCCGCTTCTGGAACGCCGAGGCGAGATCGTGATGCGCGCCAGCAAGCGCCCCCACCCGGTTCGTGTGGATCTTGTCCATCGCCTCGATATGCTTGGTTCGCGCATTGAGCACGTCCGTAGCCGTCGAGGCCGAGTCGTGATGGATGCCAGCCACCTCGCGCGCAGCCTTGGCGTGGATCAGCCCCACCTCAGCATCGCCCTTCTTGGCGTCGACCAAGAGCTTGCCGCGCTGCAATGCGTTGTCGTGCATCATATTGTTGGCGATCGCGATATCATATGCCGCCGTCGCCTGTTGCGTGCCGGCCTTGGCGTTCGATTCGTTGGCCTTGGCGTCGTTGAGGCTGATCTTGGACAGCAACTCAGCCATCGCCAATTCCTTCATCTGCTGCTGAGTCTGCTGCGCGGCCGGATCATTCTGCTTTTGCAGAATAACCCGCTTCATGCCCGACACGAGCTCCGATGGCAGCGGCGAGTATTCCAGCACCATAACGAGCACCTCCGGCGCCGCCATCAACTGCTCTTTGAACACCGGCAGGAAGGTCTGAATAATCGCCCAATTGGCTTCCTTCTGGTTCGGCGACGTGGGCGCGTCAGCCACCGACACGTCGTATTCGCCCGCGGTGACATCCTTGGCCAGGCGCACCGCACCCGTATACTGCTGCCCCACGATCCGGATAATCCGCCCGTCGCTCATCCGGGTTTGAATCACATTGAGCCGGATACGCCCCAATATCTTCCGATATCGCCGCAGCGCATCGAACAGCGTCGCCAGCACCGTCATGCCGGCCTGCTTGCGCATCGCCTCGACCACGCCCGGATTCTGCACGTCCTGCTGTCCGAGCAGTTCGAAATTGACGCCTGTCACCTGCGGAATGGCATTCACCGCGTATTGCAGCAACTGCACATAGGCCCCGGCATCACCTTGACCGGGTTTAGGCATGACCTTGGGATTTTGGCCGCTCAAAGCACCGGTCTTGAGCCATGTGATCATATCGGCCAGGGCGTAGCTCTCCTCCGCCTCGATCTCGTCGTCGAACGCATCCCGCTCCGCCAGGATACCGCCCTTGGCCGTCGAGTTCATGATATGCATTACCTGCGACATGAACTTGTTGGCCCACATCTGCGGATCGCGCACGACGCGGGTCAGCCCGTACCAGAACCTCTTTTTGGCATCCCACTCGCCGGTCATCACGCCCCAGCTAAACTGCTCCCCGCACGGCGCCGGGCCGCATCCCAATTCCTCATTGCCGAGAAACGCCTGCTTGAACACCCGCTTGGACATCCGCACGCCGTCCAGCTTGGGCATACCCTGCAGCCGCCGCAGCCGATCCAAGAGCTTGTATTCTTTGGGCGACATCTCGACCATTTCCTGCGACGCCTCATCGGCAACGAGATAATACGGCTCCCGCTCCCACCATTGCGTGCAGACGATCGTCACCTCGTTGGTATCGTCCCAATCGAGATATGAATTCTTGCCGTCGCGGATCCGCTTCTCCTCGATCGATCGCGGCCCGGTATCGTAATAAATCCCGGCATCCGCCCACGACGCATCCAGTTGCCGCCGATCCTTGCCGGGAAACATCTGCATCGCGTCCGATAGCGGCATGCGGCGAACCCGGTGCATCCGGCGCGCATCGACGAGGTTTTTCTTCTTCGCCGTCCGGTCCCAGAAGAATTCCCGGCAATCGAACATTTCCTCGAGATATTTGCCCTTGGCACCGAATTCATACGTGAACCGGGATTCCGTGACGCCAATACCCGTCACCGCGCACTGCTGGAACGCCTCGCTCTGCTCATCCTCAGCGTCGCACTTGTTCCCCATCCACTTCGACGCGCCAGTGAGGATTTCCGCCACCTGCGTATCGCTGTTTTCCTCCGGCAGAAACACAATCTCATGCCGGCCGTTGATTTCCATGCCCGCGATGGCCTTGATGATCGTCAGAACCCGATTGAATACGACATGAGGCCGGTTGGCCTCGTCGAGAATGGCCTTATCCGCATCGGACAGTTGCTCGCCGGCGATAAACCCGAGATCGTCCGTGGCCTGAGAGCGCCAGGTCGCGCTCGCCTCTTGGTCCGAATACCACCAGCGTTGCAGGATGATGAAACGGTCCCGCTTCCCGAGCTTGCTGACCGGGCGCATCTGGATATCGTCAGGACCGATGCCGACCGTATCACTTTCGCTGTTGAAATCGTTGTCAGCGTCCGACTTGCCCTCTTTTGTAAAATACGAGTCCGTCTGATCGGTAATGTCCGAATACTCGACATCTTCAAGAGTTTCTGGATTCCGTGCCATTAGAGAAGCAGCCCCCGCGAGCGGTTGAATTCGATTGGATGCTGAGAACGCTTCCGGATGTTACACGGTTTGCACAGACCTTGGAAATTACTCGCCTCAGTGCGCCCGCCAAGCGCCAAAGGCAGGATATGGTCCATTTCCAGCTTGGCCTTGGCCCCGCACGCCGCGCAGCGCCCGCGCTGCCTGTCTATAATTGCGCGTATTTCGGCCCCCGTGACCTTCCCGCCGACTGAGGCGAGGAGTGCCCGCCTATTCAGATTATAGGTTCGGTCCGCGTCCGGATTTTCCCGGCGCCAGCGCTGTTTGCGCAGCTTAATGGCATCTGGATTATCTTCGCGATACTGCTTTTGCCATTCCAGAACAGCCGGGCGATGCTTCCGATATGACTTCTTGCACGCGGCGCGATGCTTTGGCAGATCGGCGCGACGCTTCTCAGCATTACAATCAACGCAACTGCCGCTGCAGGTAAAGCGTTCGGATAGATGCCCGTTAACACAAGGCTGCCCAGAGAAATATCTGAGCAGCCCAGCATCAGCGGCGGCTTTCCTAACGCCCGGGAGCGGCATCTATTCCCTCACTTCTTGGATTTGCCAGCCTTGACCGGTGCGGCATCCGTTTTGAGAGCGCGCAGCCGCGTTTCGAAATCCTGCATGATGTGAATGATGGAGACCTTTGGCGCGTCGTATTCGCCGAGCACCACGTCTTGGAGTGCCTTGAACTGCGCCTCGAGATCGCCGATGCGCTCATGCAGCGAGGAGACCGTGCCGTGGATGCCGGGGAGCGCCGTCGGCGCCACCCGCTCCCAACAATGGAACTCCTGACCGGGCCCAACCTCCTCGACTAGCGATTCGTCTACCTGGTCGCCTGCGTCGATGATCACCGTCAGGATCAGCTTGCCGCCCTGCTCGCCCATTACGAGGGCCGGGAAGCGCGTCCGGCCGCCGCGGCCATGTCCTGGCCTCATGGTGTAGATCACCGTCTCACCGACGCCCGGAAGGGGCTGGCGGGGCGGGATTGGCTGGATATGGTCGGAGGCTTCGCGGTTAATCGAGGAAAGCAAATGGCCCAAAGGATGCACTCCAGTTTGATGCGATTTGGAACCTATACCGCGATCAGGGCCGAGTTGCTAGCCTAGGACACTCGGTTCAAGCAAACCTCGGATTCCGAGAACCGCCCGTATTTGTGCCAGATGGTATCCAGCCGCCATACGCCGAGCGTCGCGCTGCCATCCTCGACCACGTACCCGAAATAATAATCGCCGAGTTTCAGGTGGGCGATCTGCGGCGCCGCACGGTCGATCGTGATCTTGCCAATCCGCGTCATTCCTTCACCTCGCGCCAATGCGGCCAATCCTCGCCGCGGCAATTGCCCTTCCATGGACACGTCGCACACTGACAACCCTCGCGCCATTCCCAGCGAAAGCCGGGGCGTTTCTTCGGAGGATTGTCGGGGCTAATCATTCGGCAGGATCATAATCGATATACGTGGCAGGCCGCCCCGCCTCATCCAACTCTTTGAACAGCATTGCCACCGCGTTCAGCGGGTTGCGGTCATCCTGCGGATTCGTGATCAGTGCGGCCAGGCGGGCATGACAATACGGAGCGGCCTTATAGGCGACGTCGACCGCGAGCAGGATATATTCGCGCACCCGCGTCTCTGCGAATGTAATGGCCTGCTCAAACGGCTCCCGCTCCTTTTGATCCTTGCAGGCAGCCAACAATTTCATGTTTTCCTTGACGGTCTCGGCCCATTGGATACCGGTTTCCTCAAGGTATCGCATGGCATCCAGCATCACCTCACGGGGCATCCGCATGCGCCTGCCAACGGCGAGGAAATACATTTCCAGTTCTTGCTCCTTTTTGAGTGGATCTTGGCGCTTATTCAGGATTACACCCAAGGCAGGGTCGAACTTGGATTTGTTCCCAGACCCAGGCGGCCGACCTCCGCGCTTAATAGTCCCTGCGACACGGGGTATTTTATCCTTTTGGATGCGGCCAGGCTTGGCACCGCCGCGCCGCTCGCCCTTTTTCGAACCACCCGGCATCAGTACATCCGCCTCGCACGCAGTTTTTCCCGAATCTCATCGCGCTTGCGCGCCTCTGCCATCATCGCATCAGCCATCGCGTAGGCCGCTGAGGCCGCACCATTCGCGTCATGGATACCGCGTTGGGCGATAATTGCCGGCAGCGCGTGAGCCGCAAATAACGCTTCCATCATTGTATCTTTTTCCATCTCATCCTCCAAAATACCGCTGCGCCAGCGACATCAGAATAAACCCGATCACTAGCGCCAGCCCGCCGCGCACCCATGGCCAGTCGCGGCGCTCGCGGGGCGTCATTCCATCATCATCGCGTTGCAACCCTCGCCGTCGCACCACATCCGCATGTGATTTTTACGGCCGGCTAATCGACCATGCAGATACCCACCAGCGCACATTGGGCATTTGGCTTTGGCCGAGGCAATACCCTTATCCAGCATCACCTTTTTCAGCTTTACCCCAGCCGCCAAGACGCGGCCCATATGAGCCATGAAATCCGAGTGCTCCGCAGACGCCCCAGATGCCGTCATCTCCTGCCGCGCTCGCTCTATCGGCTTCATTGCATCCGCTCCAGCATGAACTCCGCAATCTCGCGGGAATAGATAATGATCATGATGCAGGCCGTCATCCACGACGCCAGCACCAGGCAAAAGGCAGTCTTGAACATTTCGAGTCCCCTTTGAGTCGGAACCCCGAAAGTATAATCCCGCCAAGAGGATATGTATCCGTAGTAGTCCTGTGGTGCCATGGGAGCAGCCCCGCTCAATCCGGATGGTCGGTAGGGTCAAGGCGATCCGTAGTGTAGACCTTCTCCGGCTCGATCCGCGTCATGATCACACCCTTGCCGTGCAGCGCTGCATCCGTCAGGGCATCCATAACCGCTTCGGGGGTATCCTTCTTGAACCAAGATAGCGATACCTCGACCGTCCCCGGCAATTGGCCCGGTGCAGGCGGGCTGCAGTTATAGCCGCAACCTAGCGCTATCCGGTGCGTATTCGATCCGTCCGCTATCGCGCGGAGTATCTGTGTATCATCCAGCGTTTCAGCCTCGATTGTCAGCGAGGGCGGATCACCGGGATTCCATCGGCCTAGACGAACTCGCATTAGGTTTTCTCCGGTATGGGTTTACGGCCGCTGACATCAATCGGCTTGTACGGCGGACGGTTGGCGATCGGCTTGGCATCGGGGGCTATCATCGCGGCCCCACTGGAACAGAGATATCGCCCTCAAACAGCGGACAGATATATCCGGATCGGCTATCGCCACATGTCATCGCCCCCACCGCCTTACGGCATGATGCCTCTGGACCAAGCGCGCCCGCCGCCCGCTCGCATTGCTGTTCCGTCATCGGCCCAACCCGACCCAGGTGCGCAAATGGCGAGCCGATCGCAGCGGAACCAAAGAACAGCCAGAATACCGCTCCCTCCATGGTTCAATACCTCTTGAGAATGGTCGCCGGCGGGTTGATCACGTACCTTCCGAACTGATCCACACCGAGTCCGAATTCCACATAGAAACCGTCTCGCCGCGCTTCCTCAGCAACTGCGCAGACGACCAGCATGGCATTCGACAGCGCCTGCTTGTGGCGCGCGGCCTTATCGGCTTCCGATTCCAGTTTAACCACCGTCGACCCGAGTTCCGTCATGACGCCCTCGCTTCCTGCCGTAGCCGCCGCGCGATGCGGTTCCGCTCCTGCTTCTTGGCCCGCGTTACCGGGTTCCGCCAATATTGGACGGTCCAAGGCGACACCCCGAGCACACGGGCCACAATGACCGATCCGATATTGTGTTCAGCGGTCATTCTCGAAAATTCCGCTCTGATCTCAATGGCTAACGGCGAACGCTCGTATTGCGTCCGCACCTCGTCGATTGATATCCCGCGATCCAGGCACAGCCCGCTCAGAAGCCTGCGAGCATCGACCGCGCGCTGGAATACCTTGGGCGGCTGCATTGCATTCTTTTGCCGAGCACTCCTCACTGCGGCTTATCCGGTTGATCCTGCTTGGGTTCCGCCGCCGCCTTGGACCGCTGCTCCTGCAATTGCGCCTCGAGCTTGTTGAGCAATGGAGCCACCTCGCGATATGGCCGCTCACCGAGCGCTTGGGCCATAACCGATAGTTCCTGCGGCGTTACCGTGAACGTCAGGGGCTTAGCCTCTTGAGATAGTGCACCCCCATTTACTAGGAGGGCGGATACCAGGATATATTTATGCACTATTTTATTCCCTTCGTTTATGTCGCACGTTCCGGACAGATTCTAAGATGCTTTCCTGCCGATAGCGACCACGTTACTAGGTTCTTCCTCCGGCTCCTCACCGCCATCAGGATCATCATCCTCGCCGATCAAATCCTGAACCGCTTGGCACAACAGGACGATGGATCCCCGCAGTTGATTCACTTCGCGCGTCACGTCCTGAAGTTTGAAAAAAACCGCGACCGGCCAAGCAAATACGGAAATGGTGGCCCATACCAAGAATAGCACCGCGAGCGCATCACCGAGCGAATAAGCCATCACCATCTCCGGCTGCCAGCTTTGTTGAGTTATGTCGGTCCAAGTTATCACCTTATCCATCGCTAATTTCCCATTTCTCATGCGACATCCCTCAAACTGATGATTTGGGCGTGGAATTTCTGTTCTGGGCGGCGCTCGCCACGCAATTCCTCTTTGATCCGGTCAATCCTGGCTGGCTGCTGCAATTTGAGTATGCGCTCCAAAAGTTCAGGGATGCTTTCCTCCGGCACGATGATTTCGTTCGTCCTGATCAGCGGACCGGCAAAATGGGCCAGATCCTCAAGACGGGTTATCCGGTTCTCGATATATCGAGGCTCAGCGTCGATCGGCGACCAGACCGCAGATATATCGCCGGCTTGGTGTATCATCACGGTCTCACCGAGCATCCGCTGGACGTTCAGCACGATCCCGTCGACATAGGCGCGCTCGCGCATATCCAGCGCCCGCTCGTACTGATAGGGCAATTCTGCGGTGATTCCCTTGATGCCTACGCCATCGTGTTGAAACGCCATTTGCAGAAGGCTTCCGCGAATATCCTGATAGGCGCTCAGCTTCCAGCCGCACCGCTGCAGCTTGAATGTGTCCGTCTCCCATCCCGCCCAATGCACGCGCAAAGGACGGGACAGGATTCTTGGTTCGTTAAAGGCCATCAGGCCGCCGCGACGTCGCCGGCGCCGATATCGCGCATCAGCACCTCATGTTCCGCCCGGGCGTTCAGCAAGGCACGCTCCGCCATAGCAATCGTCCGCAGGCTAGCCTTGATTTTGAGTTTAGCCTGATTTCCCATTTCCTTCGCAAGTTCCTCTTGCGCCTCTTTCTCGATCGTCTTGACGTCAAACATACCCATGCTCTCCTGTGTTGTGGCCTTGCGGCCGGTTAAAACGGTAGGGCCAAATCCGATGCGCAGCCCTGTTTATGGTTCAGCCAGTTGTCGGGATTCTCGACTCGGCAATATGGGCAGACCGACCGATGGCGGAGCGAGAAGTCGATTCGCTTATACGGCGGCTTATGGTCGATCGGCTCCGCTTTGGGATCAATCATCACTCGCTCCCGTAGGGCAAGCGCTGCGGCTCGCGAATCTGCTTATTGCTGCCGACCTTGCAAGGAAGTGTCACCCGACGAACGTCATCAATGCGACCGGCCACGGTAAACCCGACCTTGACCCCGCATGTCGGGCAATCGACGCGCAGCACGCCACATCCCGTCGACGGATATGGCACATCGACGATGCACATTTGCTGGAACCCAGCATCAATCGCCATTCCGACCGGGAATTCAGGATTAGGCGGACATTGCGCCTTCCGTCCCGAATCGATGAACGTGAACTCGAATTTCTCACGCATCGCTAATCTCCCATTTCTCAGGAATCCGCAGCGGCCCGCGCGTGCCGGCGTCGAGATCGGGCAGGAACCCGTGATCTTCCTTGAACCAGACCAGCAACTGCACCAGGCGCGCGATATTCTCAGGAACGATGCGCTCGCCCGTCTCCCAACGTTTGACGGTGACCCAGATATTTTTGGGATCGCCCGTAAACCCGAGCATCATGCGGCCAAAGTCTTTCCGGCCGAGGCCGAACGAGTGGCGCGCGTCGTTTAATTCTTTGGCGTTCATTTGAGGCCGTTACCGATCAATCGCGCCGGCAGATGCACCGCAGCCTTTTCCTCGCTACCGGCAATCGCCAAGATATCGTTCTGCACCGCGCGCGCCGAGCGGATCGAGTTCATCACTGATGCACCAAGCTTGCGAGAATGCGCATATTCGCGGTCACCAGCGCGGACCGCGATCCAGACGTGGACCGAGACGGGATATTCCCTTTGCAGAGGCGAATTGAGTATTTCCAATTTTCGCCCATGATCCGTGAATGGCTTCATTCGTCCTCTCCCGCCCACATTTTCAGATCTTCGATGGCTTCTTGAGGAGTCGCGCCGTTCCGGACTGGATCACCCAAGTCATAATCTCCGAACGTTGCGACCCAGCGGGCGAAGGGAGGATTGGCCGCGTCCTCATAGACCTTGATGGGATCGCGGCCGCTCACAGCGTCACCCAACCGGCCGGACGCTCCTGCGACCACATGCGGCGCTTGTAGCTGGGCTCGACGATCAGGAAACCGGTCTCGGACTGACCGGCGCGCAGGCTGGCGTAAACGGCCTTCATGCCCTCGCCGAGCGCGGCGTGATACGAGGCATGATATTTCCGCTCGCGCTTGGCGACCACATGGGCGGCTTTGAGGATTTCTGAGAATGTCATCTGCATCTCCCGAAGGTTGAGGCTGCGCCTCGTTTGCGACAGGCATAGAATAGCGCACCTACCGCCGTTGTCAAATATTTATTTGCTCTTTAGGAAGAAATGTTGCGGCGATATGCCGGGACAGCGGCAGCGGGATTTTTGCGATCATGGCGCTGGCCTGCTTGCGCTGCGGAGATTTTGAACCAAAGCTAGCAGATGTCCCGCCGACACCGCCTTTTCTGGCTTCCGCGAACCAATCTCCGCCCTGCTTGATACCATTGCCCTCAGCAAATGGCATAAGCGCCGGCACGTCGCCCCACAAATGAAAGGCTGAAAAACTCCAGCGACTGCGCCCCACCCACGGGATAGCACCGCGCACGTTCTCGACCACGCACGGGATATGCCGACCGGCCGCCACGCTCGCCTCTTTCTGGATACGAAAGCAGGCATCGAACAGCCGATTGAGATCAACCAGCGCCTGGCCTGTCGCATCTGCGCGAATCGCCGCCGCTTTGGCTTTCGCTAACTTCCAAGGCATCGCCATGTAGGAATATTCTTGGCACGGCGGGGAACACACGATCAGCGCGGCATCCTTGAACTGAGAGCCGTGGAGCGTCAGCACATCCTGCACCACCAACTGCGCCGGATACCGGTGCTCGCCATAGGCGTGCTGCTCGATATCGAAGCCAATGACATCGTAACCCTCCGCCAAACCGCCCTCGGCCCAACCACCCAAACCTGCGAACAAATCTATCATCAGCGGCTTTGTCATGTTATGTTTTTTCTATGAACGATTTGATTTGTCAATTATGCGGTACTGGATTTGAGGCCGCGAAGTCCAATAAGAAATGGTGCAGCAACTCATGTGCGCAGCGCGCTGGACGCATTCGCCGCAACGAACATAAAGGAACTACCGAAAAAGGCAGAGACTGCCTCGGATGCGGAATACATTTTTCGATTACCCCGCCAAGCACAAATCGGCGCTATTGTTCGACTGAATGCGCCAACAAAGCCGCGCGGGAACTTCGTCGGCAATGGGCAACGCGCGAGTACAAAAAGCGCCGACCTATTTACGAACAGAAGAGACAATTCAAAGATATCGCGCTCAATAGACTCGCTCGCCGATGGCCCCAGATGCCACGCTCGTGCCAGTCCTGTGGTGAAACGCGAATCCTCGAAATAGCGCATAAGCCAGCGTTCAAGCGAAACGGAGCATGGCGTTTGGCTTCTAATACACAAGGGCATATGGTTTGGATCCTCTGCCCGACCTGCCACAAACTGCTTGATAGGCATATCTGCACGCAGCAAGAACTCGGATTGAAATAAATCGATCGCGAGAGGTTTCACAGATATCGCTCCGGCATGAGGCAATCCATCATCTCCGGGCTTGCGCCCCATGCCGGATTCCACTGGCCCGTCGTTTTATACCGCTTCGCGATTGCCTGCCATGTCGCATCCGTGAACGTCTGCGGCCCCTCGATCGGCACCGCGGCGCTGATAGCCTCCGGCTCGATCGGCTGGCGCCCAGCGCGCTCCAGCATCCGCCGGCACCAAGTCTGCCAGGTTAGATCCCATTTCAGCTTGAGGCCCTTGGCCCCAGCGCAATTGAGCCAGTAATTCTTGAAGCTGGTCGCCTCCCGCTGCACCTCGCGCGGATGGAGGCCGATTCGCAGTGCCCACTGCTTCCAATCCTCCGGCAGCACCCAATCGTCCGGCAACCGCGTCGCGCGCTCCTGCCGATCGGCCGCGCACCCCTTCTTTTTCGGTTTTGCCTCTTTTGCCTCCTCGAATATCTCGAGCACCTTATCGAAAATATCCTGATCCAGATTTAACGCGCGCAGCTTCCGGATAGTCGTGCTCGTAAACGTCATGCAAAATCTCCGATTTGTTCGCCGGGTGTCAGCAGCGAATCATCCATTTCCGAAATTTCATCACGAATCGCGTTGCAAGAAACATCGCAGTGCAATCGCACTGTGCCGACCGGTCCCGAGCGCTGCTTTTCAATCGCCACATCCAGCCGGTGCTCAAACTTCGCCATCTCATCGGCCCAGATGATGAACTCTGCGCTGGCGGCATGGGGTTCTTTCTTCGCGTGATAATACGCCGGCCGATATAGAATCATCACCGTATCGGCATCCTGTTCAATATCACCAGAATTTCTCAAGTCTGACAGCGACGGCCGCTTGTCCTCCCGCTGCTCGACGCCGCGGTTGATCTGGCAAAGCAGGAACACCGGCACCCCGAGCTCCTTGGCGAGCATCTTGAGCCCCATGGTGATTTCGCCAGTCTCATTGACCTTGTTGCCGGCATACCGCCCCGAGGCCCTGATCAGCCCCAGATGGTCGACGAACAGCGCTTTGAGGCCGTGCTTGCGCTTCCACTGCCGCGCCCGCGCGCCGATCTGGGAGACCGTCAGGCCAGGCTGCTGCTCAATCCGGATTGGCAATTCGGCGAGCTCGCGGCCAACACGAATAATATCCGCAAACCGCTCCTCCCGCATTTTACCCGAGGCAATCTGCCAATACGTCAACCGATTCGATGGCGACCATAGCTTGTCCGAGATCATGCGAGTGGTCAGATCCACATCGCCCATTTCACCGGACCAGAACAGCACCGGATTGCCGTCCTCCGCCATATTCCGCGCGATCCCGAGCGCCAGCGCCGATTTACCCATACCTGGCCGACCAGCAATCACGATCAACTGCCCCGGCATGGCACCCAGCGTTTTCTGATCCAACCCAGCCAGCCCATAAGCCACCCCGCGCACCTTGCCGTCGCGCTGGAACGCATGCGCGGCCGCGTCGATCGCCCGCGTTACCGCCTGCTTCATGTCGACCGCCGGCGCATCGCTCATCGACTGCGCGGCCACGATGCCGTCGAGATAATCCACCGCCCAAGCTGAGAGCGTCAGATTATCCCGTTCCTGCGACTGCTGCAGTTCCAGACCGACCTCGATTATCAACCGCCGGTCAGCCAGGTCCCGAATGATTCGCGCGAAGTCGGGAGCGTTGATAATCGTGGTCGCTTCCGCACAGAGCGCGGCGACATATTCCCGCAGCCCCATATCCCCAACCCGCACATCGGCCGGCAGGAAGGTCCGCAGCGTCACAGGCGAGCACAGTTTACCGTGCGATATCAGCGAACCGCAGACCTCCCATATCTGCCGGTGCAGCGGCTCAAAGAAATGCTCCGCCTTAACGATATCCTCCACCAACCCATAGGCTGCATTGTTCATCAGGATGGCGCCGAGCAGCTGCTGCTCAATCCCTACGTCGGAATATTCGCTCAAGATTTACGCCCCTTCACTTCCATCGCTACATCACTGCGATAAAGCCCGGAAATGCGCCCCGGTTTACGGACTTCAAGCCGCTCCGCAGTCCGCCATGCTGCCGCATTCGATGATTCTGTGGCCAGAATACTTCCGTCATCATCGACCACATTCCATATTCCGGTTTCAGCCTCGATAATTTTAAGCGGCATATTTATATTCCCTCTGTTTCAACAATGATGGTCTGTATTTCTTACTTAATTGAAAGACCTTAACCTTATTTCAGCAGACCATTTACCCGAGCGATAGCGAGGTAAATGGCGACATAGGCCACCCAAGGCAGGACCAAGATCCCGCCTTCGGCTGCCGGGGCTTACTTCCATTTCTCGACCCTAAGTTAGGGACCAGAAATAGAAGCTCGCACTTGCGACACGATGCCGGGGGCATCTCGGCCCGGTCATTCGCGGAGTCTTGTTCGCGCCGAGGACGCGGATATCCGGGCTTTACTCCCAAGCCATGCCCGCCGGCCGCCGATATCGGTCCATCCATCGGCCGGTTTAGACGTGACAGCGCGGATCGGTGTGCGCGTGACGCTGCCACGGGAACCGATCTGACTTGGCGGGATTGTGAGGGGGGCGGGAGTTGACGAAAAGGCACAAAGGCCCTAAATCAAATTTCTCGCTCCCGATGGTCCTGCAAGACCCACATCGGTTTTAGAATGGCTCCGGCTTCATCCCCGGGGCCATTCGTCTTTTGTACGGCACCCGACACAGAATCGTCAAGCGCCTGAGGCATCTAGGGCTTGTGCAAAGATGAACGCTGATCAACAGCTAGCGTCAACGGCAAATTGTCTGCACGGAACCACCCATGATCGCGACCGATCGGCATCTCACTTCCGGTCGGATAAGATCAGGCGGCGGCAAGTCCGGCTCAGCGGATCGTGGCGCAGGGTTGCCTTGCAGCGCCGCACCAGCATTCATCAGCGCAATACTAGCGCTCCGTTGGTCAGTTGAGGCGCAGCCCGCCAAGAAAATTACCGGAACTAAGTAAAATGGTTTCATGTAACCTCCTGATTTAAAGCAAACAGCGGTCCGGCATCTATCGCTAGTTTCCCGAGCTTTTTCACCATATGCCGCGCGCCCTCCTCACGGCCCATAAACGCCGCCTCGATGCGCGCCCGAGCCAAGGTGGCATATTCCGGGTTCAACTCGATTAGAGTCGCTGTGCGACCCAGAGAGGCGGCAACCATGGCCGTCGTGCCCGAGCCGCCGAACGGATCCAAGATACTACCACCCGCCGGCGAGCCCGCCTTGATGCATCGCTCCGCCAGTTCTGGCGGGAACGTCGCGAAATGAGCCTCGGAGAATGCCGCGGTCGGGATTGTCCAGACGTTCCGAGAGTTGCGGCTTTCGACGAGCATGGAGCAAGCGGCCTCAAACGATTCGTTGTTTTTGATGCCGCTGCCAGCCTTGGCCATTTTGCGCGTACTGCCGCGGACTACCGCTTTCATCGGTCCGTTTGTTTTGCCGCCCCCATTGGCCCGATGGCTGCCGATCTGGTTGGCTAAATCCTGCGATATCCGCGCGTGAGTATTTACTGATACCGCCTCGCGGATAGCCTCCGCATCATAGAAATATCGCTCGCTTTTCGTCAGTAGCCAGATTTTCTCATGGCTCGTGGTCGGTCGGTCGGTAATGCTTTCCGGCATCGGATTCGGCTTGTGCCAGATGATTTCAGAGCGCACCCACCAGCCGGCTTCCTGCAGCGCGATGGCGAGCCGGTTCGGGATCATGCAAAGGTCTTTGGACTTGAGATAGGCACCGCGCCGATCGTGGTACTGCCCCTCTCCCGCGTTGGCCCGCGCCTGTATTGGCCCGATCGTGGAGAACGGTTTATCCCGATAGGTCCGATCGTCCGTGCCCAGCAACTTGATATCGGCTGCGCTACGGCCGTTCGGCTGCGTCGCATAGCAATCCCCGTAATTGAGCCAAAGCGTGCCAGTCGGCTTGAGGACGCGGCGCACTTCCTCGAAAACATCGACCATGACGGCCAGGTGCTCGCCCAGCGTTGGCTCCAAACCTATCTGGCGATCCACCTTTACCGCGCCGCAGCGCCCGCACGCCGACCGATGCGCAAGCAGCAGCTGCGCGGAATTCGTTGCCATCGAGCCCGGGATGGTCGCGCGCGCCTCATTGCGCCCGTCTTTCATGGTTGGCGATCGATGGTCACAAAAATCATCGCCGCCCTCCCACGTCGCGGTCCCGTAATCCCGCAGTCCCCAATATGGCGGAGAAGTCACCACGCAATCGAAATGGTCTGCCGGCAGCCCGCGCAGCCGCTCCCGGACATCGCCAACCAGCATCGTCACGCGACCGTCTAGAAATATCTCGCCCATTAAAGCATTCCTCTTTTTTCAGCATACCATGCCGCCATCAGCCCAGCGTCAGCCCTGCCATGGTGTTTAACCAGCGTGATAAAAGGTTCACAGGAGGGATAGAGTTTCTTGATCAGCGCGACACCGGGCTTTTTATCCGCTCCCTTGAGCCCAAAATGGCGCTTCCAGCTTTGCGGGTGGACCATCGTCACCGGCGTCGTATAGACCGCCACAACGCCCCGGATCATGCCGCATGCCAGGCCGAACCGGAACGAGCTCGCCGACCCCATGGACCGCCGCTCGCCGTCCGCGCCCGGTATAGACGGCATCGGCTGGACGTTCTCGATCACCACGGCATCTGGAACCCACTTTTCCATCAGATCGCAGATGAAACTCGCGTCTAGTTGGCGCTTCTCGCCGTCGGGGATCGTAGCCAAGTCGACCATATCAACGAACCGAGGATGGCCCGGATCGAAATCCCCGCCATGGCTCAGGAGCGCCGCGCTACCGTTTATGCCGGGGTCGAATGCTGCGATGCGCATGTTAATTTTCCCGGTTCCAAATGCGGCTCCTACTTAAAGCGAAGGGGCCCGAGTTTCCCCGAGCCCCTTGCGGCTGTCCGCCCAGCCAAGCCTACTCACAACCCTATTCCAGCGGGATTGACCTTGGTCTTACGGGCGCCTTTGGCCACCCAGCCGCTGGATTTTGCCTTTGGTTGTTTTCGCTACGGGATCTCAGGCGTTGCCCTTGGGCTCCGTTTTCGAAAAGTACGAATCGGCGTCCTCACGGGCTTGAGCCTTCTGCGCCGCCAACGTCGCACGGGTCACCGGTTGAGCCGCAGGGCGGCGAGGAGGCCCCGCGTCCGCCCCAACCGACCGCCGAGCGATCTTTTCGATAGCCGCCTGCTTCTCAGCCTTCGTGATCAAACGCGTCCCGTTAGCCTCCGCAGGGGCTTCCGTGGCCTTTTTGGCTGGGCGGCCGCGCTTGCCGGCCGGCTTCGAGACCTTGGCCGTTGATTTCTTGGCCTTTTTGCCCGATTTGGCGTCCTTTGCTTCGAGCTTGCCGATGCCTTCCTTAACCTGGCGCTCTTGCTCCGCGTAGAAAGCATCAGACCACGCCTTGTATTGCGGAACCGACGCGTCATAGGGCGGACTGTGCGCCTCGTTGCGCATCGCAGCCGACTGGCCCTCTTTCGCCGCTCGATCCGTAGCAGGAACGCGGTCCGGCTCAAGGAATAGGGATAGCTGATCACCAATCGCGGCATCGGAATACGCGGCCGCAAGCATGCGGTTAGCCATTTCGGCTTTGAACTCTGCTTCGCCCTCAGGCGTCTGAAGCAGAACGGAAATCTTGATCTGCTGTTTCGAGAAACCAGCCTCAACGATTTCCTTCTCGTACTGACGCCGCTTTGCGGCCGATGAATTGGCGCGGGTATTCAGGATAACCCATTGATCCCGCATCTCGATGAAGGTCTTTTTGTTTTTGGGGTCAACCTGATTATCCGTTTTCGATGCTTTAGTGCGAGCCATAAGGCTTCCTTTCTAGAGTGGTGGTTACAGGCGATAATGCTTGTCAACAAAGCCGAGATCGGGATCGCCAACAAGCGTCCATTTGATCCATGTTTTTTGGTTCGCAAGATGGCGCCAATGGCCTCGACGGAAATGGAGGCGAACATGCTTACCTGTAGGATTGGATAGCGCAGGCAGCACTCGCTTTCGCGAGACGAGCGAAATCACATTGTAGTCGCGAAGTGGAATATTGCTCTTTCCTAGCGTTCCGATATGCGGCTCTCGGCGCATCTCCGAATATGCAATCTCGGCATCCAAAGCAATACAAACCGCGCGAATCTGCTTGGACATATCGCCGGCCGCGTCTGTCATATCCATAGGCTGGCAATCCGCTGGGACCGCCCATTTCCCCTGCCATTTATAAAAATTGCAGGTCAGAATTTCATCCCCACTTTGCGTTGCAAAAACTATGACCGGGATGCCGGCATACTGAAACTCAAATGCGCAGAGATCATAAGGAAGCCTTATCGGAGAATCG